CTATGCCGCACTCTCTTGCCGCGTGATCTCGATGACCGTGGCCTGTTGCTTTTCTTTCTTGGCCCGCCGCGCCCGCGCGAGATGCTCGCGTTGGCGGTCGCTGGTGCCAGGGCCGTCGTCCTTGGGCGCGGCCTTCGCTAACCGCTCCTGGATGGCCTTGGTCAGTGCCTCCTGCCGGGCGATTGCCACAAACGTGTAATCGGCGGTTATGCCCAGTTCACTGTGGCCTGCGATCTTAGACGCCTCGATTGCGCTGCCGCCGACCTCCTGCCGCCACGTGATATTGGCGCGCCGGAAGGAGTGCGGGCCCAGACCCGCGAAGTCGCAGCCAACATCCTGCGCCGCCTCGTGGAGCGCTTTGCGGACACCCGAGTCCCAAAGCGGCTTCGATGGATCGCTGGACTGCGGGAACAGCCAGTCCTCCGGGCCGCGCCGATCCAGTTTGGCGATCCAGTCCAGCACGCGATCAGAGAGGTCGCCCACAGCGAGAATGCGCCTGCTGTCCTTGGTCTTCGGCGTGTCGATGTTGTTGTGATAATTCCGCTGCTCGATCCGGATGGTGCGCGCCGCCGGATCGAAGTGCTTGATCATCAAGCCGGTCGCCTCTGAAATCCGGGTGCTGGTGGCAATGCAGACTTCGAGCACGAGGCGGTTGGGGTCCTCCATGCGCGCCAGCACTGCCGCCGTCTCACCCCAGGACAGGATCTTGCGCGCGTTGCGGTACGACTTCTGGCCGATATCCACCTTGACCAGCGGGTTGCGCTTGCCTTCCTCCCAATACCCCCAGGTTTCGGCCTTGTGGTACACCGCCGACATGGTCTTGCGGATGCCCTTCATGGTCCACCATGCGAACGGTTCGCCGTCCTCGCGCTTGAGCGAGAACAGCCAGTCCTCGACCTCCTTGGGAGTAATCTCCGCGAGGCGGTACTTCTCCCACTGGGGCAGGATGTAGCTCTCCAACCGAAACCGCTCCGTATCGCGGGAGGGGAGTTTCAGCTTGCCACGCCGGTCAACGTGGCTATCGAGATACATCTTGGCGATCTCGCCAAAGAGCGCCTGTCCCTTGGCCATCGCGGCCTGCACTGTCACCGCGTTGTGCTTCTTCATCTCCTCATCGCGGATCAGTTCGGCCTGCTTATAGGAGATCTTGTCGTCGCCCTTGCTGGGTCCGCAGATGTGCTTTTTCCGGATGGGCTTCAGACTTCTGTCCGGCTGGATCTCGTCAGTCCAGTATCGGAAAAAGTAATTCCGCTTCTTGGTGGTATCCGTATGGATCTCCGGGTGCTGAACCCGTGCTTTCACGTGTACGCCTCCTGTCAGGGTCAGAAGGGTACCTTCCTCTATGGGCATGGGCAAGTCCAATCCTGTCAATCAGATCGCGATGGCGCGGGGCGTTTCCGCCTGACACAGATAGAGCGTGCGGCGCGCCCGCGTGATGCCCACGTAGAACAACCGCACCACGGAGTCGCGCGGCGGTCCCATGCGCTGATACTGCGCATCTCCCGCGCGGCTGAGATCCGGAAACAGGTACACCACGTCGGCTTCGCCGCCCTTGACGCTGTGGATCGTTCCGACCACCGCCTGCGGCGGGTTCAGCAGGCCCAAGGCCCCGTACCGAGAAGCGATCTGGACGGGGAATTCCGTCCGCTTCACGCCATCGGCGGTGAGGTGGCGCCGCCACCACGTGAGCAGGCCACAGCGGTCGCCCTCCCACGCTTCCATGAGCGATTCGAGTGCGCCCGGTTCGAACAGGCGGTCGAGGTACTCCACGTCCGCCTCCCGTTCGGCGTTCGCCTGCCGGAGCGCCTTCTTTGCGCCGCGCCGCAGAACGCCTTGCGAAGTCAGCCATTCAGCCCACAGCGCCACGTCGCCCTGCGTCCACGGACGGTGCAGATCGCCTGCAGACGGGTGGCCGACCAGCAGGGCCAGCACGCGCGATGGCGTCGAGCCAGGCCTGCCAAGCCGGAGCGGGTTCCAGAAACCGTTTGTCCTCCGGTAGGGATTATGGAAGGGAATGCCGTGGCTCCGGAGCACCTGGATCAGCGGCTTCAGCATGTAGGAGCAGGACGCCAGGAACATGACCGTCTGCCCGTTGGCGATGTGCTCCTCTGCCGTCTTGAGGATGCCGTACTCGGTCGAGTTCAAACCGCCAGCCGTCAGGCGGGATACCAGGCCATCCTCCGGCCGCGGCAAATACACTTTCTCCTGGCGCACGGTGACCTGCCGGATGGTCCTCTCCGCGAGTTGGTGTACCGCGCGCGGAACGCGATAACTCTGCTTCAAGATGATCTTGTGGTCCTCCGGGATCTCGGGGTGCAGAATCGCCTCCGGCTCCGCGCCGGTAAACGTATAGATGGTCTGGTCGTCATCGCCAGCGACGATGAAGTACTCCGCGCGCTCGCCCCACTTGCGGATGAGCGCCAGTTGCATCTTGTTCAGGTCCTGCGCCTCGTCCGCGAAGATCACGGACGGGGACTTCGGAGCGGAGAACACGTCGCGGTAACACGTGTCGATCAGGTCGGTGAAGTCCATCAGGCCGTTCGCCCGCTTGTACTCCGTCCACCGCCGCGAGAATGCGATCAGGTTGGCCGACCATCCAATGGTGGGAAGCTGCATGCCGCGGAACCTGCTCAACTGCTGGAGCAGGGTGTCGCCGTCCTTGGCCAGACCGGAGTCGTCATCTTCCTCGCCCTCCTCGCCGTCGAGCTTTCCCTGCGTCTTCTTGGGAGTGATGGCCATCTGCGGGTTGTCGCGGTTCCACTCGTCCACGTTCGACTCCGCGATCTCCGGCCCGCTGAGCGCGTGCCAGCAGTGCGAGTGCAGCGTGCCGACCCGGTCGCTTGGGATGGGGAGATCGCGGCCAGCCAACTCCGCCGCCGCGCCACGCGAGAACGAGGTCACCAGCACGGCGTCGGCGCCATAGCGATCCACGGCACGCCGGATCTGCCGGGTGATGCTGGTCGTCTTACCGCAACCAGGAGGCCCGAAGATCCGGTATTCGGACGTAACCGAATGGTCGCGCCGGCCGATGTCCTCGATGGTGCCCATCGCGTTATTCGGTTGCATCGCCGCCCTCCTGAGATGCCGCGCCCTTCTCGTAATCGGCGGGAGCGAAATACTCGATCGGCAGCAGCCACCGGGACTGCTCGCGGAAGCCCTTACCCGTGACACGCTTGTGGACGGCGCCGATTGCGGACAGTTGTGATGCGAGCGCCTTGGGCGAGAGGTTCTGGAACGTAGTCCGGTTGATCCACCCGTGGAAGTCGGTCGTATTGATGGCAATCCGTTCGTCCTTGACGATGGGTTTCAACCGGTATTGCGGGTGCGCGGTGGCGATATCCTCGATGAACCCGTTGTCCTCCAGGTACCGGCCCACGGTGTCGCGGGCCGCATCTTCCCACCTCACTTCAATCGGACCCTCCTCATCGAAGCAGGCATGCAGCATGTCCTGCGCGATCACACGCCACATCGCGGGCTTGATAGGCGGCATCAGCCACTTGGTCTGCGTGGCCAACGCATCCCGCACAGCCTCCTGGTTGCGGAACGTTTTGATCGAGGTGAACTCAATCTTGGTGTCGGCTGCCAATTCCATCCGGTAGGACGGGTCCTTGCCCGTAACCCGCACTAGCCTGGTAATCGGGATCGGGATGCCGATAGCCTCCGAAATCTTCACGCACAGCAGCGCCTTCGCGTCCTGCTCCGACATCTCCTTCTCCGGAGTCGCAGGCGCGTCCTCCTGCGCGCTCGCCGGTGCGCCTTCTTGGGTATCAGCCGGTGCGGGCTTCTGCTGCGAGTCGGTTGCGGCGAGCGCCGGCGCGTCCGGGTTCCGATCCCACGCCTTGGCGAGCGTCCTCTGGAAGTAATCCTCGCGGGTGCGCTGCTTTTTACCGTGCAGGAACCGGTGATGGCAGATCAGGTCCACGATCTGCTGGTCGGAAAGATCTGCCATCACGCCGAAATCCGCGAGTGCGAGATCGTATCCGGACTGGCTCTGGTCCTTGAGATCGTGCCGCTGCCGGTTCCACGTGTGCCTGAACCGGAGCGCGGGCGTCTCGTCGCTATTGGCGGGGTCCATCCACGCATCGAGCATCTCCTGCGGGATGCGCGCGGCGTGGTTGATGACGATCGGCTTGTCCTTGAACCGTTCCGACCACTCGCGCGCCGCGCGCTCACGCGCCTCCTCGTCCGGGATGCCCGCATCGTCGGCGTACTCCTCGAAATCGGAGAGCTCGTACCTGCGGTCAGTGCTTGCGATGATGGTCACCGGCTTCGGATTCGCCGGGTCCTTCATGTTGAGGGTGCCAGGCACGCGCGCCACGCGCGCCAGATCGGAAAGACGGTCGTATGCCCACCCACGCGCGCCGCACCGCAACCGGATGAGTGTGTGCCAGCGATTGAGGACGCGCACGGCGTCATTGCGCTCCTCGCCCGTGTCGAAAGTCAAAGGCTCCTTGAACACCCACCAGGCGTGCACACCGTTGCCCGTGGACACGGTGATAGTCGGAGGCATGTCCTTGGGCAATACGGAGAGCGCGTCCTCGACAGTGCCCGGAAGCGCCTTGCCTTTATGGGCCTCTCCTTTCAGATCCAGGTCTGCCCAGACCGCGCATAACGAGGCGATCTCTTCCGAGGTGCAGCGGCGCACCGGGCCGTTGTCGGTCTTCGAGGAACCGATGCCGACGAAGACGCACTTGCCCCGGTAGGCGTCAGAGGCGACGTAATCCGCAGCCTCCATGACATCCAGAAACCAGCGAGAACGCTTGTCCTGGCCGGTCCAGATCAACATGTACTGGTCCTCCGGCTTGTACTGCCAGAGGGCCTCGAGGAATTCGCGCGTCGTCATACGGTCAACTCCTCGAAGCGAGCCATAAAGCGGGCCTCCGCGACGAGAGGAGGCCAGGGGACGATATGGTAATCCCGCAACGGCTTCTCACCGCACTCGTTGACGATCCAGTCCGGATCGTCCATCGTGGTCACGTCGCGGAACTCCGTGGCCAGCAGAATCTTGTCCGCGATCTTCACGGAGCGCGGCATCTCGGGCCGCAGGCCGAACTTCGCGCAGACCGCCAACATCAACCGCTCCTCCGCAATCCGATAGATGCTCATCTCGGGGTCACGCTTGATGGGCGCGGGCAGATCGCACAGGTACGCTTCGCTGGCGTCGTGCAGGAGGCCCCACAGGGCGTCCTCGCAGGGGACCTGCTCGCTCACGTGAATGCTATGCTGTGCGACCGAATAGAAGCCTTCCGTGTGCCCCAGGAACCGACAGATCTGCGAGAGCGAGTGCGCCACGTCCTCGATATCGATTTCCTCCGGGCGGGGAGAGAGCGGGTGGACGTGCATCCCCTTGTACGTGCGAAAGTAGAGCGCGCCCATTACGCCGTCCTCCAGGCCAGCCACGCGCGCAACGGAGCGCCGTGGTTGCAGGCGGTACGCACGCGCCGTGCGTACGCTTTGATCGCATCGTGACGAGCGACCAGCTTCACGCTCCCGAGGTTCCAGTCGTTACCGACCGGGTTCGAACCCATCCAGACCCACATCATCGTGTCGTCGCTCGCCAGTCCCTTTTTCAACGGTTGAACCCTGCGGAGGTAAATCCGCGGTTTCCCTTGGCCTTCCATCACTTCCCTTTTCCGCGTGCCATCCGTTTGAGGGCGCGCCATACCACTGCTCTGCCGTGCGGATCGCGTGCTCCACGTACGGCGTGGCGAAGTCCCTGCGCCGGCCGCCAGCCCGCCGCGACCCGACGTACATCAACCACCGCTCGCCCTCCTTCACCAGCCACACCTTCGTCCCGCCGCACTCGCCAGCCACGCAGGTAGCGTTCTGGTGGACCGCCAGGCTCGCGTCCTCTGGCTTCTCCGCGCACACGATAGGCGCGGTCGCCAGCCACTTGTCCCATGCGACGAACCGCTGGCCGTTCCAGACGGTGATCGTGGCGTCGTCCATTGGCACGTCGAGAGGAATCTGCTCCAGCAACGACGGTTGATCCTCCGGCGTGACCGGCTTCGCCTGCCGTTCCCGCAGGCGGCGCAACGCTTCGCGCCCGTACATCACGACATGGCCCCCAGTTCCCTGGCGGTGAACCACGCGCCGCACGCAGGGCACTCCCACCATTCGTCATGGAAGTGCTCGTACGGCCCGCACTCCAGTCCGTGCGTCTCGATGCTCTCGGTTTCCCTGAACTTCAACTCGGCCTTGTCGCAATCCGTGCAGATCACGCGGCCTCCCTCAGCACGCGATCCACGTGGTCGATGCGCTCCCCGATCCAGCGCATGACCGGGACCGCCATGCTGTTGCCGATGGCCTTGTAGCGCGGGCCGTCCGGAGTCGCACCGAGCCGCCGCGCTTCATCGAGCGGGATGCCGAGGTACTCCGCGACCGCTACAACCTCGTCACGCCGGAGCCTCTGGCGGTAGTTCGGGACCAGGGTCCAGTCGTCGGGGAAGCCCTGCAACCTCTCGCACTCGCGCGGAGTCAACCGCCGGACCGCGACCCAGGAGGCCACGAGCGGCGCGCCGTCGCCCTTGCCTGTCGATCCGGACTGCGCCTTCAACGGCGGCGCAACCACGTCCGGTGCACCACGCCCGTTACGGGCGAACCGAGCCTCGAAAATCATCGGCGTCGTGTTGCCGCCGTCCGTCGAGAGGATCGGCGGGGCGATATCGCGCGGCACGAACCCGTCCTGGCCACAGCCACGGAACGCGACCGCGAGCTGCCCGCCCGCGTTGGGATGCGAATCCTTGTGGCCCATCGCCCGGAGCGTTGGAGCCAGATCCTCCATTGCGTCCTGGCCCGCGTTCTTGCACGAGAACGCCACGGCGTGCGGGTGCCGAGCCTGAAGCGTGAACATCGGGTCGCCAGGCGCGCCGACGCCGATGCCGTCGCGGTTGTCGAGCGCGCCGGCCCGCGCGTCCGCTTCGGAGATCGGCACCGGCAGGAGCGGAATGCCCTTGCCTGAGCCATCTTCGGTCGCGTCGAATCCCTCGCCACGAAGCGTGTGCGCGACGAGGTTGTGATATTCGCTTCCAGACGGGCCGCTACCGCGCTTCGCCCACTTCGCGCTTACAGAGTGTCCAACAACGGCGGCGGGCAGGATGTGACCGGCCTGGGCCTGTTTGGGATCGCCGCCACACGTTCCAAGGCTGTTCGCAGTAATGGCGGTAACGATCTCTTCCTTTTTTCGGCGCGGCGCAAGATCCCGGCGCAGGCTTTCGCGCTCAAAAAGTACCGCAGCGGCAGCCTGCCACCCTCCAAGATGTCCAACAACGAAGACGCGACGACGACGCTGGGGCACTCCGAAGAACTGAGCGTCGAGAACGCGGTACGCCAGCCCATACCCGAGTTCAACCAGCGTCCCGAGGATGGTTCCAAACGTCCGTCCTCCGTCAATCGACATGACGCCGGGGACATTTTCCCAGACGATCCAGCGGGGGCGAAGGCGCTTAACAGCGCAGAGATACTCCAGCGTGAGATTGCCACGCCGGTCATCCAGTCCACGCCGGTAGCCCGCCAGGCTAAACGACTGACAAGGGGTTCCTCCGACGAGAAGATCAACGGGAGTTGTTCCGGTGCGCCGGAGCCAGTGGCCCCGGATCGCCGTGAAGTCGCCAAGGTTACGAACCTCCGGAAAACGGTGCGCGAGGACCGCCCGCGCGAACGCATCGATCTCCGCAAACCAAGCCGGAGTCCACCCCAAGAGATGCCACGCGACGGTGGCTGCTTCGATGCCGGAGCAGACGGAACCGTAGGTCATACGCCCGCGCCCGGATTGAGGGTGTGGCGGGTCATTCCGTGCGCCCCGCGAGGATGTTGTACCCGTCACGCAACCGCGCGGTGAGGCGCGCGGGCCGGATGTACTGGCAGCAGTCCAGCGTGACCTCCGGCTTGCCGAATTTGTACGGTGCGCAATCCGGGCACCGCTCTGCCCGCCACGTCGCGGTCGGGTTGTCCGCGTCGGGCTTCTCGCGCGCCACGAAGGGCTTTCCACACTGGCCGCAAACGCTCATGCGAGATCCTTCCCGTACATGCGATCCAGTGCGTCCGCTTCCTGCCTCGCCCGCTCGATCCGCATCCCGGCCCAGAGCATCATCGACATGGCGAGGATCAGGCGGGTCGTCACCGCGTCGTTCGACGGCATCATCACAGCGAGCACGCATGACATAAAGCCATCGCTCTGGACCGCGCCCGCGACGAGTTCCCGGTGTTCCGCTGCGCCGGGACCGGAGAGGTCCGCGACGACATCGTGGAGCGCGAGATCAATCCGCTCTTTCATGCCTGCGGCTCCTCCTCGAAATGGATGTGCCGGCAGCGAGGGCAACTGGCGGGCGCGGTGTGCCCACGCCACACGTACTGGCGGCACCCGGCACACCGCCAGCAAGACTCCGGGGCGCGGACGGCGTGCGGCTTGCCGAGGATGGCGAGTGCGTCGTCCACGCTGCGGGCAACCCCGGTGATCGCGCCGACGAGCTTCCACTCCAGCAGCCTCTTGGCCTGCAACTCCGTCAACTGCGAGGACGAATCGTCCGGACGTTTCACCTCGATCTCAAAGTGGCGGCCGTTGATGGCGCCGTACAGATCTGGGTCGCCCACCATGCCGAACGCCGTGCCGTGGCGCTTCCGAACGACGATGTGCGGGTATTTCCTGAGCGCCGTCATGATCCGCGCGACGACGTTCTTTTCAAGGACCGGCTGGCGCCTCACGGCAGCACCTCCACGAACTGCGCGTGCCTGGCGGTCGTCTCCGGCGGGGGCTGGACCTTGCCGAACTGAACGCGCGACTCACGCCGCGCGCCACACTTCGAGCACGTCTGGATATCGACGTTGCGCTTGCCGTTGAACTCCGGCCAACGGCGCGGGAAGCCCCACAGGTGCCAACAGCGGAGGACGGTCATGGCTACTTGCCCTCCGCATGGCGATACACGGTGCATTCGCGCCCGCGACCCTGCTTCACGATTTCCAGGTCGCCGCCCTTTGCCATTGAGGTGAGCGCGAGGCTGATGCTCGCCTTGCGCTGGCGTTCGAACTCCGGATGCTGGTACTTCGGATCGCCGTGGCCCCTGTGCGCGATGCTCGCGGAGTAAATCTCATGGACCGTGAACGTCTGGCCCGCCGCGATCTGCTTGACGTACTCGCGCACCCGCTGCATGCCGACGTAATGTTTCTCGCCGCCGTCACCCTTGTTGCCGTTGGGCACTGCCACGCCGTTTTGGACCGCCATGCCGACCACCATGTCCTTCATCAACTCCTGCGTGGCCGGGTCTTCGAGCAGGTAATACATCTGCTCCAACTTGGCGATCTTGCCCTCCTCCGTTTCGGCCTGCCGGAGGTACACGTCCCGCTGCTCCTGCGTCTGCGAGATCCGTTCGAGGATGTTTTCGAGAATGTCCATCACGCCACCTCCTGCATTGGGAAGTTGGGCGGCATGATCATGTCGCCATGGCCGAGGACCGAGACGACATACGGCTTGGGCGGCGCGGTTCCGGTCGCCAGCGTGTATGCCACATGGTGGTAGTGGGCCAGGAACAGCTTCACGGTCCACCGCTTCGCACGAGCGTGGATGTGGGCCGGCGGGAGTTTCCCGGCAGCGTAAACCGCGTACGCGTCGGTGTCCTTGCCGATCTTGAACCGCTCCAGTTTGCGCGCCGCCTGGTCAGCGAACTTGCCCGCCTCGTTCCGCTCCTGCTCGATGGCTTTGCGACGGAGATAGAGCTTGCCGTATACGTCGGCAGGGTGTCCGGACACCTTGACGAAGCAGTCCCCGATGCTCCAGCAGAGCTTTTTGAGCTTCGCGTTCCACGGGCACCTCTCTCCTTTGCGCCACACTACGGTGGGATCGAGGCCAGCGAACCGCCAGATGCGCCCGACTGTATTGCAACGGGGCACGTCGATGTGCGCCGCCAGTCCCGCCGCGATCATCGGGCCGATCCCGACGATCGACCTTGCCCACCGTGCGGCGGGGATAGTGAGGGTCCAGAAGTCGAGTACCCGCTTGAGCTGGCTCTCCAGCATCCTGTCCTGCTCGAAAAACCAGAGCACGATGCCGTGCGGATTTCCGGAGTCTGCAAGACTCCGCACCCGCTTGCCTGCGGACATCCGGTATTCCTGAATCGTGTAATAGGCATCGACCAAGTACCGGGCTTCATCGATGCTCAAGGTGCTCGCGGCCCGCGCGAGGTCGCGATTGAGACGCCGGATGGTCTCCGGCGGCTCGCTTGTGGCGTTGATCTGATCCGTATCCATTTCCTGGCCTTCCCGTGGTGTGCTGGTGCGGCGGGCCGGCGCTTGCGACCCGCCGCACGCGAGCTACTCCGCGATCCTCCCGGCGAGGATGCCCATCGTCGTCTCCACGCCGACGCGCTCGCGGATCTCCTTGAGCGCATCCTCGATGAAGCGATGCGGCCGGACGATCTCGTACCAGAAGACGACCTTGCCCTCCTGCAACCGCCAGCGCAGGCGAACCGGAATGCGGTACGCGGGGCCGTTCACGTGGATCGGGATGCCGAGGACGAACGACTCGGGGATCTCGATGGTGCCCTTCTGCGCGGTGCCGCGGACCACCTCGTCGTACTGGAACTGGATCTGCCCATTGTTGAGGCGCACGCCGGAGGAGAACTCGACCGACTTCTTGGCCTCGAACGTGAGCGCGACCTGGAGCAACTCCGCGCTGTTCGGTTCGACCACGTCCGGCATGTTCTCTTCCAGGAAGCGGGCGAAATCGACCTGCGTCATCTGCTTCCGATTGGAAGCCATCCACGTCTCGAACTCGACGCTCCGGCGCGGCTTGAACGTGGCGGTGTGGCCGCACCAGCCGGCCATCTCGACCTCGTGATAGTCGAACACCGCGACGAACTCCTCCTCGATGCTGTCGAAGAAGATCCGCGACACCGGGAGCTTGAAGTTGTTCACGTATGCGATGAACGAGTCGGTGTCGTGCAGGTTCACCGACTCCTCGATCCGCAGCGGGCGCGGCAGGAACTGCCCCAGGTCCTCGACCTTGTAATCCTTCGGGACCACAGTGAAGACGCCCGCCTTCTCATCGACGCAGGGAGAACGCGGATCTCCCAAAGCCGCGCCCGCCGCGATTGCGGCCTGCGTGTCTCCGATCTGCGACGGATCGGTGTTGGTGTTGCCGTAGTAATCGCGTGCCACTATCCCACCTCCTTCAACTGCTTCGGTTGCTGCTCGATATCGACCACGCGCAGCGGGAGCATCTGCTGCTTGGGATCGCTCCGGACAAGGTGGTTGTCCTCCGTGGCATAGAAGATCGTCATGCCACGCTCCGGTTCGGGCAGTTTGGTTTTGACTTGAGACTCGACCATCAACACGTCGGTGGACTTTTTCGAAGCCGGCGCCACCTTGATCGTGAGGGTGATCGAACCCGCTTTTCCGGCCGCGCGCACGGCGGCGACGACCGATTCGAGCGCCTCGCTGAGTTCAGCGACGGTCGCTCCGTTGTTCAACTGGAGAATCGTTTCGGGAAACATTACGCAGCCTCCGGTTCGGATGCGATTTCGAGCGAGTACTTCGCATTGCAGAGCGCGGAGAACTGTTCGCCCGAAAGACGGGCCGTAGCGATGCGGCCCTTCTCGTCGTTCTGCTGGATCGCGATCACGACCTCCTGGCGGTCGGGCGTTTCGCTGATCGAGACGTGGTTTCCGTCCACGCCGAGGATCGTGATCGTCTTAGTGAGATAAGACGGGCTGGCCATCGAGTTACTCCGTGGCGGCGCCAGGCGTGACACGCGTGGAGAACGACTCCACGAACGCACGCACTTCTTCGGCGCGGGCGATCTCCTCCGGCACAAGCTTCCGGAGGAACCGCATGACGGCCTTGCCGTAGACCTTGCCCTGCGCGTTCTGCGCCTTCTCCAACTCGATCCGCAGGATCGAGTGGTGGTACTGAACACCCTGCGTGGCGAGCTTGAGGAAGAACTGGCGCACAGCCTTGAGGCTGGTCGGCGGCAGCGAGACGACCTCCGGCAGCATCGACGCACCGCGCAGGATGAACAACTGCTTGACCTGCTTGCACGCCTGCGCGCCGTTCTCGCCGGAGTCCCACTCCGCGAGCGGACAACCGGCGCACGCGCCGCCCGGATCGCCCTTGCCGGTCTTGCCGTCGATGGACGAGCAATCCGGCGGGACGTTCCCGGCGTCCTTGCTCTTGTAGTACACGCGCGTGTCCCGCGCCGAGACGACCACGCCTTCGATGGACTGCGCCGTGGTGTCTCCTTCCAGTCCAGGAATCAACCAGAGCGCGGTACCCGAGTTGACTTTGATGCGGGGCAGATCGAATTCCGTGATGCTGCCGCTCGCGCAGTTGACGGCGAACGCAGCCATCACTTCCTGCCGTTCTGCATCCGCCATGGTGAGCGCCAGAGGCGCAGCACAGGCTTTTACGAGGTCTTGCGACATAATTCTCCTTTAGGCTTTGCGACTGCTGAGTTTGTGGCCGAGGTACACCTTGAGCGCGCGGCCCAGCGGTTCCGGAAGCGCCGCGCGAATGTCCTCCGCGCTCGCCACACGTTCCTCGTCCTGAGCGCGGGACATGACCTCTCCCGCGATCTCCTTGATGAACGACCGCAACTGCGAGTCGTTGTAGTTCTGCGGGATGAACTGATCGAGTCCCGCTACCTTGAGCGCCTCGACAACGGCCCACCGGTCCTCCACGGGACTCGCATACACGTCCGGAACGAGCTTCAGTTTCCGGCCATCGATGCTGATCTCCTGGAAGCCCGCGTTGACCATCTCGTCCACAACGACGCGCTCCAGAGCCTTCAAATCCTGCTCAGCCTGCTTCAGTTCCGCCGCGAGAGAGTCCTTGCGCCTCTCCAGGCACACGTACTCCTTCGCCTTTGTCGAGTCCATTTCGTTCGTCTCCTGGGCCGCTTAGTTCTTGATCTCCGCGAGGATGGACTGCACTATGTCCGCGCGCTTTTCGAGGGCGCGCATGATCTTCACGTCCACCGTGCCCCGCGCGATCAGGTGGATATGAGTTACAGGCTTCGTCTGGCCCGGACGATGTGTGCGCTTCCGGGCTTGGTCGTACTTACCGAGCGAGTAACCGACCGAATAGAAGATGGAGTATCTGGCGCGTGTGAAGTCCACGCCCTCGCTCCCGGCGTCGATCTGCACCGCGAGCACCTGCGCCTCGCCGTTCTGCCACCGCTTCAACTCGTCCCGCTTGCCGGAGAGTTCCATCGACGTGAGGCCCAACTGCTCGCACGCCTCGTGGACCGCCAGCAGGTCCGCGATAAACCGGCAGAACACCGCCACAGGCTCGTCGTTGCCGATATCCTCCAGTACGTCGGCCAGGAGCTTCTGCTTGCTGCTGTCCACGCGTACGATGGTGTCGTCGTCGGTGGGTACGCAGCCTCCGGTGATCTGCTGCAACCGGAGGAGCTTCACCATCGCGTTGGCGGCGGTGACGGTGCCATCCTTGACGCGCGCCACGAAGTCCTCTTCGAGATCGCGATAGATGCGCGCCGCCTCACCAGTCAACTCGCAGTGGTACGTTACGTCCGTCGCGGGCGGGAGATCGAGCACCTCGTCTCCGACCTTGAACGTGATTCTGCCCATCAACCGCTGCAACTCATCCAGGTTCTGGAAGCCGGTGATCTGCTTCTTCTGGTAGCCGCCCATGACGGCATACTTGGTCCGGAACGCCGTGAACGATGGGCCGAAGATAGTCACATCGAGGAACCGGAAGATGGCGTATATGTCCATCGGGCCGTGCGGCATCGGAGTGCCGGTGAGCGCGACCCGGTGCGCGGCGCGCAAGCGCAGGCGTTTGAAGAACAGGCTGGCCTTGCCGGAGGGCGACTTGATGCGGTGCGCCTCGTCCGCGATGACCAGATCCCACGGAACCTTTTCGGCCCACGAAGCGAAAGGATCGCGCCACGCGGAGTCGTAGTTGACGACCGCGATAAACGGTCGCCCGAGCACCTGCGCGAGCTTCATCTTCTCCGCGGCTTCCTCCTGCTTCTTGGCGACGGAGGAGTACTCCTCATCGAGCGCTACGACCACAACCGGGACGCCCACATGACGCTCGAACTGCGTCACCCAGACGGGTACAACACGAAGCGGGCAGGAGATGAGGACGCGCCGGGCCGTCAGATGCAGCACGAGCATGCAGGCCACGAGGCTCTTGCCGGTGCCCATCCCCATCGCCAGAAGGATGCCGCGGAGTCCTGCGGCAAAATGATCGAGACAGAACTTAAACGCCGCCTTCTGGTGCCGCCACGGACGTGTGACCATCCCCTGCGGAACCGGCGCCTCTAGTTCGGCGGGCGGCTTCTCCGGCAGGAACTCCGGGCGGGGTTCGGGCGGCACGGCGGGGGCCTCGACCTCCGGCATCGGGGCCGGCGGGACCAGCAATGCATCGAACTCCGGCGTCGTGCGCGGCTGGCGCAGATGCTTGGCCAGGAGGACGGCGTTGGCATGGGTCGCGGGCCAGACCCACTTGCGGCTGGCGCCCAAAAACCGCCCGCCAAGACGCTGGACCACCAGCATGTCCGCGAAGGACGGCAGCACCCGGATCTGCCCGGACTCGACACTCACGTGCGTCGCGCTCATGCCGCCTTCCTCCGGGCCTGCCGGAGCTGCTGGCGCGCATCCTGGATGGCGCGCGTCACGTGCGCCGACTTCACGCGCCCATAGATGACGGCATACACCGTGTACACCGAGACGCCCGCGATCTGCGCAGCCAATTGCGGCACGCCACCGTGATTCCGGCGCTTCCGTTCGGCCTGTTTGGGCACACGTTTCCTGTACTTCGTGACCATGCCTTTCCGCTCGCCCTCGTCGTTTGGAGACACTTCGAGCGTTGGCCTGGTACACACCGGATACGGGAATGTGGGAGGTGGGCGCGAGCTACCCGCTCACGCCGCCGCTACCGCACCGACCAGTGAAACGCTCTGAAGCGGTTTCGTTTTGACTACAATCCGAAAGTAAGCTAAGTACCTGGATCGCGCAATACTTATGTGAAACCGTACGTGGCAAAGTAGAAGCCAAGCGGATGATTAAGCGCGAGATATAGTTGCGGAAAAAATGAGTTTTGTAGCTACAATTCCGATTCGTTTTCTTTTGAGGTTTTTAGCTTGCTCCGCAACGGTAAGCAACGAAAGGGTTTGTGCGCTGGTGCGGACGGACGACGATACGGGGATATTCGCGGGAATAGTGGAACCTGCGAAGTGCTGCTGGGCGGGAATTGCGGGCGGGAATCTACGATCGCGGTAACGGCAGGCTGGTCGCCCGGAACAACGTCGCGGGCGACCAGTACAGGGGTCGGAGCCAATGCAGCGTGCTTCACTCCGGCACGTGACACCGGAGAGCAAGACACTCCTTGGGACGTTCCTCGCATCGCACCTCGATGCGCTCCACGCGCGTCTCCAGTTGTGCAAGTTCCCGCCCGAGGCTGGATCGGATCTCCGCGATCAACTGCGCGCTCACGTACTTGCCGTTGATGGCGGCCAACACTTCGTCTTTCCACGTGATGAACTGCTTCACGAGGGACACTTCGAGCGTGGAAGTGTCCGACTTCAACTTCGCCTGCATCGCCGACAAACGGAGGCCGACGAAAACGTTGATCGCGGTGCCTGCCACCGTCAACAGCGACAGGCCAACCGCGATCTCCTGCGGATTCACTGGCCAGACTCCGGCGCGACCTTGGTGAAGACGCCGGTCTTGTTGAACACGTCCACGACGCCATCGATCAGATGGGCGACGGTCTGCACGTGCTGCTGCGGAAACATCTCGCCCGCGATCTGCGAGACGGTCTGGATCGTGTCCAATGCGACCTGCGCCTTGGTGCTCCCCGGCGCGCGGACGCTCTGCTCGACGGCGACGACGGTGCTCATCACTACGGGCAGGTACTTGGCGATGAGGGTGATGATGCTGAGTGCGTTCATTTCGATTCTCCTTCTTGCTGCGGTTCTGCCGAGAACAGCGTCTCGACCAGTGGCTGCAACCAACGGCGGTCGGCGTTGGCGCCGTATGAGTCCCACGTCTGGAGCGCGGCCTTGATGCGCGCGACCTCCGGATCGGTGAACTCGAATTCTTTGGCAGAAATGGAGAGCGCGGGATTCCACACCACGCGCTCCTGGCCCGCCACCATCTCGCGCTTCAACTCGACGGCTTTCTCCTCGTGGGCATCGAGCGCGATGCGATCCTGGATTGCCCAGATCGCGCGAATAGAACCCACGTCTGCCCGCTGCGCCCCCAGGAGCGCGTGCAGGTTCAGACGCTGGGTGTGGTCCAGCGTCAACTTCATCGGTTTGTCCTTTCGGATTACGGGTTGGAGTAGAGCAGGATGTAACCTGCGGTCACGCCTGCGGGGTTCTTCACCTTGATGCAACCGGACCATCCGGACGGGTTGCTCGCGCCCACGAGCTCTGCGAAGCGATATCCGTTGCCGGACCCGGACGCGATGATCAGTTCGCCGCCCGCCGTGACTTCGAGCAGCGTGTGGTCCACCAGATTGGAGCCGGGGCCGCGCACTTTGAACGGCGACTCGCTATTGTCCTTGCCCACCACCAGCAACGGCCCGCAGGCGACGCCGGCAGCGACGGGGCCGGCCTGATAGCCCCACGTGCGCGCGTACGCCTTCTTCGGATCGTTGCCCTGCTGGAGGCACGCGCCCCATGCATGGAACGTCTGGCCGGAGGCCCAGCCATCGGAGTAATGGCCGATGGCGATCCAGAGTGACGTGGCGCCGCCCGTCATTGTGCCGGTGACCTTGAACCGCTGCCAGGACGTGGTGAGCGTTGCAGCGGTGGGCCCGGCCAGCCATGTGGTCCATCCGTTGTCAAGGATGCCAATCGATACGGTCATCGTTCCGGATGGGACCTTTAGCCAGACATAGAACGTGTACTGGCCGTTCGCCATCAGGCCCGCGATGTTCTGCCGGATCAGACCCGCCTCACCACTGGCGGTAACGGCATCAGCGGTTTGGTTGCCATCGGGCGCGACCACGCTGTTCGCGCTCACCGTGCAGGTGCCGCCGTTCTTATCCCACGTCGCTACCGAGAAGTCCTCGGAGTACTTCGCCATGTTCTCGTACGGCCCACCGACCGTCCCGAACGGGCCGCACTCGACGGAGTTGAGGTGCGAGTCGAGGTACGCCCACAGGTTGTTGGCGGCGGCGTATGCGAACGACGCGCCGCCCGACCCGTCGCGCAGGACCACCGTGCCCGCCGTCGCGTTTGCGGTTGCGTCGGTGATCTGCGAGGAGGTGTGCGTGTGGACCAACGCTGCCTTGCCCGCAAGATCCGTGACCAGGCCGATGATATCGGCCTCCGCATGGGTGTGCGCGCCGAGCGCGATGGTGACGTTCAAACGGTCGCTAGCGGGCACATCCAGGAACGTCAGCCCGATGCCCGCGCCCTGAATGAGATTCAACGCGCGGCGCGTCCCGACCGCCGCGCCGTTGTTCTGGATCGTAAACGGGAGCGCGCCGGAGACGATATCGGCCGCAACGTGGGTGTGCGCGGGCAGGTCGCCCGCCGTCAGTTGCGTGCCAGCCGTGGCCCGCCCCCAGGAGTCCACGGTCACCTTGGTGTAGGCGCCAGGCCCGACACCGGAGGCGGCGAGGGAGATGATTCCATTGTTGACGGAGATGCCGCCGACCGGGTCGATCTGCACGATGCCCTTCGAGAGCGTCGTGGCATCCGGGACCGTGCTCGCGCCGAACGTCTGGCCGGGAGCGAAGTCGATGATGGCGTCCATCGCCAGATGATTGTTCGCGCCGAGCGCCATGCCGAGGTCGGCAGAGTTGTCCTGCCTCCTCCACTTGACCGCGCCGCCGTTAGGGAGGCGCACCAGACCGGTGCCCGCCTTCGTGCCCGCGCCGAACTCCGCGCCGTCCTGGAACGTCTTGATGCCGGTCACGGTAACCGCGCCGTCTTTCCGGACATAATTGCGCGCGGCCGCAGTGCCCAACTCGTTCTCGATGGCCACGACTGCCGATTGGAGCACCGTGATGAAGCCCGCGACCATGTTGGCCTTCACCGCAACACCGTTGTTGTGGCTGGCGGCGGTTGTCCCAAAGGCTCCACGCTGGCATCCGGTGAACTGCGTGGCCGTCTTGCCCGAATACACGATCAGTTCGTCGTCAATCGAGAGCACGCCGTAGCTCGCGGCAAAGCCTCCCGAGGTGGAGGCCACGTTGATCGTGGAGTCGCCCGCCTGCACCGCGCCCGAGGTCGTGGTCTCCAGAGGCTTCGTGGAGAACGCATCGACCGGCGCGTACAGGCTGGCTGCGCTATCGATTGCGCCGGGATAGTTACTCGCCATTGAGCTTCCTCTCGTTCAGCTTGAAACGGTTGAGCGCGCCGCCCGTGGGCGTCACCACATCGACCGCTCGCGCCACTTCCGCAACACGCGCGACGCGCGGCTTGTGGTAGACCGTCGCCGTGGCGGGCGATTGCACCCACACCTCCAGCGGGTTCGGCCTGCTGTTCAGGCAGTACTGGTCGAAGGCCCAGAAGCACATCGAGTAGTACGGGGTCTGCTTCCATTTCCCGTACGCCTGCGCCATCGGCGGGTCCGGAGGACCGTACAAGCCAGCCAAGTACATGCACTCCTCTGCGGGCCGCCCCAGCGTCTGCGCCGGGAACGTGAGCGTCTGGCGCATGAGGACGGTGTTCTTGTTCCACACGTCGTAATCGAATCCCTCGCACCGGAAGTACTTGATGCCGTACGAGGAATTCTGCCATTCGCGCGGAAGGTTCACGTGCATAAGCAGTTGCCGGTAGAGGCTCCTGGGGGATGGCCTTCCCTGGTTCGCATCGAGAGGCCAGAGGCACTCGAACAGTGCGGCCGGATGCGATGCGCGCACGTGCGCGATCACCTCCTGGCAATACGACCAGATCCGATCCCGCAGGAAGTCTGCGGTCTCCTTCGGGTGCGCCGGGTCGCCAGCAGGATCATCCGTATTGGCAAGGAACGGCCAAATCTGGTGACCCTTCGCCGCGGCAAACGCATCGATCGTCTCCTGGTCATAAAAGGACATCCCGCCCAACGGATCGCTGGCGCGGTTGTCGAAGTACCACCACTGCGTCTCACCGAACTGGAGCACCACAGGCAGGCCCGCCGCCGCGATCTGGTTCGCGCACTCCTTGTACATCTGCTTGAGGTAGTTCCGGACGCGGGTTCCGAAGTGCATCTGGTGCGACGGGATCTCCAGGTACACGTCCTCTCCGGGCGTGACCACGCCGCCGTTCAACCGGAGATACTTGGCACGCATCGCGGCGGGCGGGTTATAGACCTCCATCGAAAACGCGAACGACGCCTTGATGCCCGCCGCCATGAACTGACCCGCAAGATCGCGAATCCACTTTCGCGCGCCCTCGGTCATGACCGGCGACACGGAATCGATCAACTCCCAATCACCCTCCACACCGGTTTCGCCAAGGTGGTTCGTCACGGCCGCCATGACCGAGGAGGCGAACGCCGGCCCGTACATCCCGAGCGTGGACCACGCGCTACTGGGCACCTCGTTGGTGTCGATCTGCTTGTCGGACCACACCACCACCGCGCCGCCACTGGCTTCCGCACCGCCCGTCGCACCAGCCGCTGCGAATGCCGACTGGATATCGGCCGCGACCTCCGCGGCCGTCCTCGCCTCGCCCGCCGTGAGGGTCACTGGCACGACGATCCCGCCCTCGCCGCCCAAAGTGAACTGGAGCGCGTCGTTCACGCCCGCCGTGATCGCAAACGGTTCGAGCAGGATGCTGGTGAGCCTCGCCATGCCGTCCCGAACCGCCAGGCCGGGGAACGACCACGAGGGCGCCTTGGACTGAATACGCAGGGTCGTGCTCGTGCCGAAGTTGTTGTCGGCCCACACGCCGGAGAACTGATTGATCAACACGCGCATCCCGTTGACGATATCCAGCAGGGATTCGCCCTCCAGGACGGTGTGGCGCATCGTCGTTCCGGACACGGTGATCGAGACGACCTCGCCAGCTTCCGGCGTGCCGGAATACTCGATGGTCGCCCACGGATAGCTCGCGCCCACGCGCCGCCGCTTGTTGTTCCAGAAGACGCCCATGTACACGTTTCCGTGGCCCTTGAAGCCGAGCTTCTGGAGATGCCACAGGTGCCAGGCCGGAGGCTTCTTGTACCCGTGGTCCGTGTCGAAGTCGATGGCCAGCGACACGTCCGAGTACTGCTCCTGCGGGTCCGGAACGTCCTGCGGAACCAACGGCCACAGGTAGTCGAAGTAGAAGTAATACCCGCTGCTGCCGGCGTTCTTCTCGAACAGAGCGGTGATGACGACAGTGTGGTTCCCGGCGGCAATCCCGGATGCAATATTCACGTTGGCCGTGGCGCCGCCGTACTCTACGAGGTAGAGATCGACGGGCGACTCTGCCGTTTCTACGCCGTCCACCTCGACCCGGACCTTGCCGCAGTCCGTGTAGAGGAAGGTGCCGAGGTACAGATCGTGCTGCTCCGTGGCCGAGTACCTGATCGTCACCTGCCGGGGGTCACTAGCGTCGTTCGGCGCGGTGCGCTTCGCGTGGCCCATGCTCCACCACTGCGAGGGCCATCCGGTGTCGTATTTGTAGTCTTCCCAAAATCCGACGTACTGGCAGCGCTTGTCCGACTCCTCGATGCGCTCCGAATCGCCGCCGACTTTGAGGCTGGCGTCGCCCGTGACCGCGATGTTCGAGATGGTCGCTCCCCACTCCACGTCGGACTGGAATCCGGAGACAGGCGGGAGCTTCTTGAGGCGCATGCCCGCAGGCCAGGAGCCAGGCGTCGAGGACTCGTACCCGCGTTGCACTTGAATGCTGGTCGCGCCGCCCGCCAGGAGCAGGATGCGCTCTTCGTGCTGGTCGTCTCCGATGAAGTAGCGGCCACCCGTCAAGCCCGTCCCGCTGTTTACGCTCCAGGTCATGTCACCGGGTCCCACGTCGGCGGTGAGGAAGCATCCGTCCTCCAACGCCTCCTCTACGATCTCGAATCGCGGCGCGAAGACCATGTACATCTTCCGGCAGTCCACGGTCGGCACGACCTGCCCATTCTTGTCGATGAGATACCCGAGATCGAGGGTGATGTGATACTTGGTATCGTTGTCGCCGCCACGGAACCGGATGCTTCGGTTCTCACCGAATGTGATTCCCTGCGCACCGTCGCCTTCGTGAAATGACCGGACGGTGACGATCTCGCCATTGCCGAGCTTGCCGTACAACATCGCGGGCGGCGGGCTGGTCCGGAACGAGATCGTCAGCATGGCGCCGGAAGCCGTTGCCTCGATCACAGTGGCCTGATCTGGGCCCGTGCGCGCCACGTTGCTGCCGCCGCCGTTGATTGCGTCCGCGAGGTTCTTGATTGCGTCTTCTGCGGTGGCAAGTTTGTGGACGTGGTATTGCGGACCGGAGCCTTCGTACACTCCGGGCGGGATTCCGATGGTGGCCTGCGCGGTCCCACCCCATGGGATGATCTGGCCCTCGCCAATCGGCTTCGTGGAGGTGATCCGAACGCAGCCGTCCACCGTGTCCGCAACTGCCTCCGCGCCCGCCGCCGCGATTGCCGCGCCGATTTCGGCGGCAACCTGATCGGCGCTTACGGTGTCGCCCAGAGGCAGCGTGACGTTGAAGGCGATACCGTCGATGTGGAACGCAAGGGTGCTTTTGCCCGCCTCGATCTTGAACGGCCCCGGCGTGTACGAGCGGCAGACGGTCTGCCCGCCGTGTGGCAGCGTGTTGTCGAACGTCACCCGATTCGTATAGACCGGGTCGATGGCCGTGACGTGGCAGATCTCCTCCAACTGGTATGGCGGGTCCTCCGGATAGAGCGGGTCGTACGTGAAGTACACCGTGTCCCCGACCTTCAACTCCAACTCGCCCGTCTCCGGGTCGAGATCGGAAGGCCACAGGTCGATGGTGCCGTTGGGTGCGGAGAGCGATTTCGGCAGGTTGTAGAGCCTGCCCCACGGGATGCAATCCCACTGCGTGTCGCGGAAGATCACGACGATGTGGTCGAAACCCTCGTCGGCCTGCGTACCTGATGCGGAGACTCTCACGCTCGCGGGCGTCTCTCCTCCGGACACGACCGTGGCGTAATCGAGGAGCTTGACCTCATGGATCTCGCCAGGGCCACCCTTGCCGCAGATGAACGTCATGGCGTCCCAGGAGACGGACGGATACTTGGCGGCGTCGAGGCGCATGGCGCCGTCGAGCGCGTGGTCGTACTCGATATCGAACTCTAGCGTCAGGCCGGAGAGGTCCGTCCGCGGCAGGTGCTTCTGTCGCAAGTGATTGAAGTAATCGTAGGCGTTGTAAAAGCCCAGCACCGCGAAGTCTTCGGCGGCTTGGAAGATGCCGGAGATGGACACACCTGTCGCGGACGCATCGTGGAGCGTGGTCGTCGCGGCGCGGCCAGTAAAGCCCTGCAACTGGAAGTTGCGGCGGGGATCGAAGATGCGAAGAGTTTCAGGCGGCACAGGTCGAGACCGGAGCCGGGCAGAGTTCTATGAGATTACCGAACACGGCGGGTGGAGCCTCTTTAGGAGGAAGTTCCAATTACGTGCTCTTCTGCGGAGCCAGCTATTCGGCTTTATCGCCGGCGTGCTTAATCGAACGAGAGAGTGCCTCGTCCAGCAGACGGTCTACCCTCTCGCAGATCGTGGTGGGCAGCGCTATGCTTTGTGGCCTCACGGTAGTGTCGAACAATTCCCGGCTCCACCTCCATGACTCGCGCCAAGCGGTGCACACCGCGCCTGGTTGGGCACCGGCCGTGCAGGTCAGGTACCGTTTATACGCTGCGTCCGAGAGATCGTTCTCCAGCGCGCGAGAAGGCGTCGGCCAGTGGTCCGTTGCGCATTCGTGGAGACGAACCATCTTGAGCAGATTCTCATGTGCCTTGCCGAGCAGGGCCCAGGCACGCGCATACTCACCCCGATTGAGAAGATTAGCGCCAAAAAGCATCAGACTGATGAGGTTCAGGGCGAGCGACTCCATCAGGTCAGTACCTTCACGCGACGGGGGACCACCCACCAGGGCGCGAACGTAATTTGACAATTCTCCGGATCGATCAAGCACTACCGCACTATCGAGAGTCGGAAACCATCCGTATCCTTGCCAACTAGCCACGACGTCTACTTCGGAGGCGCACATGAAGTGGAACTCTCCGCGTACGCCGTTTTCAAACAACGCGGTATGATGACCGAAATCATCGGGAAAATAAGCGGCAACGGGGCTGACTGCCGCGAGTAAAGAGCGCTGGTCGAGAGTGTCGAAGGCATCATCACGGATAAAAATCGCGAACTCAATGTCAGAGAAGACATCGCCTTCGCCAGTTGTGAATGACCCAAACATCAGGACTGCGACTATCCGTTCGTCCGCGTGGCAGACCTCTCGAAAGCGCTCAATCATCCTCTGCTGAAGCAATTCTGATTCTCCAGTGCTGGCCATCGTGTCTTTTGTGGAAGGCATTTCACTGTGGCGGCAAGCCCATACTACTTGCCGCCCGTAGCTTGTCCGAAACCCCATTCTAAACATGACGCCGTTTTTGCCTGCGTATCCCGACAACCACTCCCTCACGGTCGTGGCTCGGAAAGGAATGCTGAGCCGCGACCGTGAGGGAGCGGATGCGCAATCATTTTTGACGCCGCGTTTAGAATCGATCTGCCTGCCCGGCGTAGCGCCGATCAACAAGTTAACTCCATTGAGTGCTACGTCTGAATCACTACCGTGAGATCGGAGCCGGGGTCCGGACTGGCCACGCCGAGGATATCGAACGCGAGGCTGTCGCCCTCCTTGAGAACCGGCGTCGGCCAGATGGTCGGGCGCACCGTGGCGCCCATCGCGTGGTCCTTGGTGAAGATCGCCGTGAACGTCTGACTATCCGGATCTGCGGCGAGCACCTGGACGTACTCCTCGTCGGCCTTACCGAGATTGATGTGGACGAACTCGCCCACATCGAAGCCGAGCCGGTTCGCGCCGTACGACGCTGTGCTCACCGTCTGCGGATTCGAGCCGGCGGTCACCCCCGGGTAGAGTACGATGCCGAAATCGTTGTACGGCAGACGACGCGTCTGCGGCTTCCCGTAACCCTCTGCGCCGATCAAGAAGTCGTACGTGTTCTTCGCGCCGCCCGGCAGCATCTGGGCGATCCCCATGTACTCAAGCGGCTGCCACGTCGCGCCGTCGTCCTTCGAGAACTTCACCAGAAACGCGCTCTGGCCGTCCGTGGTGGGCGTCTGCACGTACGCGAAGATGCACCGGATGGACGCGCTATCGTGGACGCGCATCGGGATCACCACCGTGTCCGCAACCGCCAGCGGGCCGGGGATCTGGAACGAATAGGCCCCGCCGTTGCAGGTCCGGCCGCCAGGCGTGAACGGTTCGCTGTGGTGCGAGAGCGGGAACGTGGTGTACGTCCCGTACCCGAAGTTATTGGCCACGCCGACGACCGCTGCGACGATGCACGCGGTCGGCAGGCTGGCCTCGATCCGTGCCGGGAGTCCCGGCGTCCGGAAGAAGCCCTTCTTGACGGAGTACGTGAACGTCTTCGAGTCCAGTTTGAAAAACCGGATGCCAGCCTTGTGCGGGCACCGGAGCGTCTCGAAGGAGGCCCAATCCGGGCGGTCGTCTCCCGCCGGCCTGCGCTGCAACTGGAAGTTGCCGGTGGGCGCCACGTCGCCTTCGTTACCAGGCCCCACGATCTGCGCGCACTCGTAGGAGCGCCGGCCGGGATGGTTGGGGTCCGCAGCCTCGTCGTTGAAGATGATGAAGTCGCCCACCTTGAAGGTGCGGGCCGTCGCCGGATTCACGGTGCAGGCGACCGTTACCGGGTCAGTGTCCTTGTCGATGGCGGCGTCGAGGCTGGCCCACAGATCCGTGGCCAACTCATCCACGTAGAACAGCGTCATGGCAATTTCGTGCGCCGAGACGATGTTCATGTTGCTCGCCGCATCGGGTTCGATCTCCATCTCATCCAACGCGAACGTGCCATAATCCCCGAGCTTCGGCGCGCCGGTGATGATGCCGGGGACGCCGGTGTCGTAAAGGATCTCCTCCGGCACAGGCGTCGGTTCCACATCGGCAGGCTTCGGGCCAGCCACGAGGTCGTACATCGAGTCGGTGGTCGTGCGGCCCTGCACGTCGATGGAAAAGTCCTTGTTGAGCTTCCAGGAGACGACCCGGAATTCGCCAGCGCCGTTCGGCATGTCGGCGTGGGTCATCGAGCAGACCATCCCGGGTTCCGTATTGAGCGCGAGCACCGTGGTCTTAAACCCGATCTGCCGCGCCGCCTTCCACTCCGCTGCGCTGGTCCCACCCAACTCCTCGCGCAGCCTGGTGCTGATGATCCGCGCGGCTTGGCTCTTGCTGGATGTGCCCGAGAGGTTGACGCTCGACTTCAGATACATTGGCCCGGCGCCGCCGCCGATAAGCGCCGCATGATCGATGTCGTATACGGACACGCTGTTGGTGACGAAGGCGAAATCCTGGTCCGCGAAGTTGGCCGTGAGGTGGTTGAACGTCGGCTTCAACGGGGCCAACTGGAGGCTTCGGAAGATAATGTTGCCATCCGTGAACGCCTCGACCACGCTGCTGTTCTGGCGGATGCCGATACGAAGCTTCCCGAACGCGAACGTGTAGAAGCCGAGGCAGTTCATCAGCACTTCCTGGAGCCAGTCCCGCAGGGGCTTCTCCTCCTGGAGCGTGCCGCGAAACACGAACTGCTTTTCGCTGCCGGTCCCGACGAGCTTCGTGACTTGATCGTTGCAGATCGCGGCGGCGTCGATCGCCGCCTGCACGTCGAACAGGGCCTCCGCCGCGTCGAGTTGCTGACCGGTGGCATCCGCACCCAGCCGGAGTCCGCGCGCCCGCATCAGTATGGTGACCGCGATCCACACCGGGTTGGTGAGCGCCGGCCCGTATACGCGCACGCCCGGACTCGTCCACACCCACCCGCGCATCCCCTGCTGGACCGTGGCGATCATGGCGTGATCACCGGGTTTCGACAGTTGCAGACCCTTCGAGTCCGACCTCCGGATGACTACGAACGCCGTGCCCGCCGCGAAGTTGTCCTTATACGTCGAGTTGCCGGAATAGACCTTGCGCCAATCGCCGCCCGTCTGGTTACCATTTTGATCGAGCGAGAAGAAATCGGTGTCGCCGGCCGGATCGTTGCCGAGCACCAGGCGCAGGCCATAGTCGTTCTTCGGAAATCCGTGGTGCGCCTGCCCGTCGAGCGTGTGGCCCACGAGCGTCTCCGCGTTGCTGTCGCCGTCCTTGTCCTCGTAGTGGGTCGGCGTGTACGCCACCAGCGGGCCTTCGCCCACGATGCCCAACGCTTCGTAAAAGTCGCTCTCGTCCCGGCCCGCCGCAATCTTGCAATTGACCGGCATCTCCGTGTCCGTGTACACCTCCGGCAGCACCTGGTCGTAAATCGACTCCGCGACGACGGACGTGCTCGTGAGGCTGGAGCGTCCAAAGCCCCACACGCCGGTCGAGTTGTCCCTGATCCGGACGCCCTGCGGTTCCGCGACGATGCCGCCGTAATACTTCTTCATCCCATGCGCGAGGCACCCGTTCGGAGTATCGTAGTTCTTGTCGCAGGAGTTGGCGGCGGCGTCGGGGAAGTGAACCAGATCCATCGCGCCGTGCTGCGCGAACGGGCACGCCTGCCCGTTGAAGACCTTCCAGCAAGTGCGGGAGATCTTGCGCGTGGGATACGGCAGATTCAGTTCGTACAGGCCATCCGACGCCGTGACCTTGAACTCCGGGCCGGCGTCGAGCGACCAGTTGACGATGTCGCCCTTCCACAGGTCCACCTTGATGCCGGTGCCCACGTGAAGCAGCGAGAAGGAAATCGACGCGCGGAACAGGTCTACATCGTTGGCGAGGTCGCGCATGACGCGATCCGCGTTGCCGAAGACGAACGAAGCGTCGTCGGACTCGCTGCCCATTCCCTGCGAAATGCCATCGAAGTCGATCAGCCGCGCGTGGTAGAGCTGCGCGCCAACCGTGCAACGCCGGTCGGAAAGATAGATTGCCGGATACCCGGCCTGGAGCGGAACGATCCGGATAAGCGGAATTACCTGCTGAACCTGCGAGAGCAGAGCGTCCTTGAGCGCCTGCGACGGGAACCGGGTGACCGTGGAGTTGAGCGGGTACGTCGGCGGGTTGGACGGGATCTCGATGAGGTTCACACCGACCGAGCACACCCAATCCGCGACCATCTGCCAGGAGAGAGGCTCGTTGGCGAAGCGGCAGGTGTAGGCCGTGGTGCCGTTGCCGTCGTCGTTGGGCGCATGGTAGGTGAACGCGCCGTACGGCCCGTACTTCGACTCCCAGAAGTTCCTGAGCGCGATGCGCTGGGTGTCGTTCATCCACGTGCGCCGCACGGTGAAGGTCTTGGCGCCCGTGCCCAGCAGGAACCGCTGCTCGATCTTCGCGTTGCCGGAGCCGAACTGGTGGATCGCCACGTCCGGACTACTCGCACGCCCGTAGGGGAACTCGGGCACGATGGGGAACGTGCCGGAGACGGCGATCTCCGGTACGTCGATGTTGCCGATCTTGTCAGCCATTGGTCACGCCCTACTTGGGGTCAAACTCGATGTGAAGGTGGTCCGTCTCTACGACCACGTCGAAGTCCGTACCGAGGCACTGCTTAATGCGGCCCACGATCTGCTTCAGTTCGACGGCGTGGGGAACGTGCTTCGTCCGAAGGTCGATGGCCGCGCCCTTGTAGTGAAGCGATCCGGCCATGTGCTGGCCGTCCATGCAGGACGTGATCGTGCAATCGAAGCCCGCCTTCTCGAAGACGCGCTCCGCGGCAACCGCCGCGAGGAGGATCTCCGGGCGCACTCCGGCGATCCGCACACCAGGCTTGAGGAAGAGCATAGGTTTTGAGTTGGAGCGTTAAGCGAGTTCGATGAGTTCGATTTGCACGTCCGACCGGCCCGGAGTGACGGACTGGCTCCAATTGGAGTTGAACCGGACGGTGTACCTGCCGGTCACCGTCGCGCCGGTCGGATCACACGAGAACTTTGGATTCGTCTCGTACGGGTCGTAAAAATAGAACGGTTCGTGCGTGCCGTTCCGCGCGTCGTAGAAGTTCCGGAGCGCCGCCAACTGCGACGGCGTGAGGCGCTTCGTGAGTGTCCACCTTTTGCGGCTGGTGGACGCCTGCACCGATCGTTGCGACTCGCCATTCCGGTACTCGTTGTCGATCACCGGGTACTCGCACGAGGCGACGAACGCACGAGAAAGCGAGTTGGGCATCACCGTGGTCGGTGCGGCGTTTGCCACAGAACCGGGCATCTGATGGGATACTCTTTCCGTCGAGGCCAAGGCGCTTCCTGGCCGGAGCGGGAACGTCACTTCGGAGGATCGGGCGTTTATTCGACCAAGTGGCGGGACATTGATTTGACACGCCGCACACACCCAGAAATAGCAAAGATATGAGGATTCATGCGGCTTCTGAAGCGATGACGGCGGGTTTGTGAGGCTCTGTCTATAACAACAGAACCACGTCGCCGTGCGTTAAAATGCCCTGCGACATGTCTTCCAGAGTTGCTGAACACATCGCACGCGGACAGGCGTTGAGGGACTGCGTAATTGCCACGATTTCCGCATGGCAATTCGATGCAGCTACCGACAAGTTCCCTGACTTCATAACCGGAGAGCCACATGCGCTCGGTGATCTGGAGATCGATGTTGAGCGTTGGTTTAATGAGGCCGACATTCTCACCCGCAGCGCTCTCAATTCTGACTACGCGAAAAAAGAGCTTGGCGAGGCGCAGGAGGATATCCGCCATCCCTGGTTTGGCTACCATCACTCAGTGAGATTTCTAGAAGAGAAGAGGACTCGTACACAGTGTTTGAAGGTAGTCGCGGATAGCTTCGACGCGGGAATACGAATCCTCAAGTCGATGCCTACTGTCGTTCCTCAATCCTTGCCGTCCGAAGCTCTACCCGTTTCTGTAAATAGCGCATTCATCCTCATGTGGATGGACCCAAATCGGCCCGAGCTGGAGGACGTCTGCAATGCCATCAAGGACACCTTCCGGGATTTTGGAATATCCGCAGTCAGGGCCGACGATATCCAACACCAGGATGTGATTACGACCGTGATCCTGGATCGAATCCGGACGTCGGAGTTCTTACTGGCCGATCTGTCAGGCGAACGCCCAAACGTCTATTACGAGGTAGGTTACGCTCACGCGATCGGCAAAAGACCGATTCTGTATCGCAGCGCTGGTACACACCTTCAGTTTGATCTTTCGGTGCACAACGTGCCCGAGTACCGCAATGTAACCGAACTAAAAGAACTCCTCGGCAAAAGGCTGGAGGCGATGACCGGAAAGGCGGCTGCCGCAAAGCAGGCTAAAGGCAACTGAGTAGGGCGACCCTGTTCCAAGTTTTTTGCCTGGGATTGGTGACGAGAAACGCGCGACGGTGTGGGGATCCACTCTGACGTGTCGCCATGTCGGACACTTGGTTGGCCCTCTCATTACGCGGTCACTAGGCCAGGACTCAGTTGCAGCGTGGTCAACTCCCGCCGGCCCGCGTTCGACTTCGAGGCACTCATCACCGCGCCCTGTACCACGCGCGGGTTGCTGGCGATGGCCTGCACCGCCTCGCCACGCAGGAGGCTCGTGGTTGCGGGACCGTCGAGTTGGATGACTACCGGTCCCGCGCTGGAGGCCACGCCGCCGCCAATGCTGTCCAGCGTCGGCAAGCCGCCCAAGCCGGGGAGCGCGGTCCCGTTGCTGTAGCCGGGAGACTGGTAGAGCGACCCGCTGGACTGCACCAGATCGAGCGGGTGCATCGTCGTGGACATTCCCTTGGTGGGCTGGCCCGTGCTCATCGCGTACAACTGGATCAGGTCGCGCACCTGCGCCGTCCGGATCGCCATGTCGAGATTGCCGCCGCAGGTTTGCTTGGCTGTATCCACGATCTGCTGGAGCACGGCCTTATCGGAGATGTCGACGCCGTACAGATCCTTGATCTTCTGGCGCGCCTTCTCCGTTGCGCCCTTCACAAACAACCGGACGATGCCCGAGAGGAACCCGACGCCCGCGCCGATGGCCGCGCCCAGAGGACCACCGACGTTCCACCCGAACATCGCGCCGCCAGCCGTAGCCTCTCCGACGCCGCCCCAGCCGCCGCGCCGCATAGCGTCCATATAGAGGCCGATGCCTACGCCGCCAATCGCGCCGATGGGACCACCGGAGAGGCCGATGCCCGCGCCCATGAGCGCGCCGCCACCGATGGTGCCCAACGCGCTCCCCCTCTGCATGCCGCCCAGCATCAGCAGGCCACCACCGAGCGTCATCGCGCTATAAAGGTTCTTCCAACTGGCAAGGTTCTTTAGATTCGACCAGTTGAAGTTGAACAGATTGGCCGCGCCCGCCTTGGAGGTGAGCCCAGTGCCGCCGCCCTGCGGGACAAACGGAGGCGTGCCGCCCGGCGTCGTGTTGCCGAACACCGGCGCCGCGCCGATTCCCAGGAGGCCACCAAGCCCGCCAAGGATGCCGCCCGAACCGCCAGGCCCCGCGCCGCCGCCCGAGGACACGACCTTCTGACCAGTAAACAATTGCATCAGTATCGCGGCGACCCGCGACGTGACGACCTCTTTGATCGCGGTCAACATCGCGATCTTGAAGGCGTTGCCGATGGCCGACCACACCGACTGCGACCTCTGGAGCAGCGCATCGAACACCCCGCCCGCCTGCTGCTTGAGGGAGTCGAAGATGCTGCGGTTGTGGTCGCGGATCAACTGCGCCGTCCGGTTGGAGGCGCTCTCGCGCGCCGCCGTAATCGCTTCGTCGTTCGCTTCGTCAGCCTGGTTCCGGATATCCTCCCGCTGCTGGCTCAATTCCGCGATCCGCGCCTTGATCGCGTCGGCCTTGTAGCCGAGCCGCTTGAGTGTCAATTCCTCTTCCAGCAGCATCCGGCGGGTGTCCATATCGTAGAGGCGCTGCTTCACCTCGTGGACCTTCTCCAGATAGTCGATCTCGATCTGCGCCTTCTGCTGCTCGACCGCGACCTTCTGCTGAATCGTTGCGGCATCGGCACTCTCCAGCCGCCGCAGGCGCGCGTCCCTTTCGAAGCCCGCCCGCTGCTCCTCGAAGGCGTACACGTTCCGGAGATGGTCGAGGTTGCGCTCCACGATCTCCGCATCATTCTGGAGACGCTGCTGGAAGCGATGGGCCTCGTACGCCATCTCTTTTTCGTGCTTCTCATCCTCGTCCTTGAGGTAATCCGCGAGGGTTTTCTTGTTCTCCTGCGCGAAGTGGTCCTTGAAGGCCTGGAACTTCTGCCGGAGCGTGTCGATGATCGACTCCCACGCCTTCTTGGTAAGCGGGACAACGTGCGCGCCCTTCTCGTCGGTGAACGTGGTGTGGCGCGCGATCTCCGCGTTCATCTCAGCCACATCCTTCGCGTACCCGGTCTTGCCCGCGCCGCCCGCAGCGATGGCCTGCTGCCGGAAGTATTGCTCGTTCTCCCGCTGCCGCTTCATCACCTCCAACTGGAGCTTGAGAGCCTCCGGGTCGGGCTGACCCGCGATCCGGATCTTGGGCAGGCCCGCTCCCAACTCCCAAGGGGACTCCTCGCCCTCGATGGTTTTGCGGCCGGAAATCAACTCGCGGATTTGGTCGTCCGTCATCCCACGCTTCCGGAGCGCGTCGATCTTGACCCTGCCGGAAAGCACGTCGTTCCGGAGCGCCTGGTTCTGCTGCTCCTTGAACTTGTTCTCCATGCCCTCCTGCATGTCCTTGTACGACTTGTAAACGATGGCTCCAGCCGCGACGACGCCGGTAATCAGGAGCGCCCATGGATTCGACGTGAGAGCCAGCGTCAGTTTCTCGACCGCGCTCGCAATGCCGAGGATTTTGCTGGCGATGGCGTACGTGGCGAGGATGCCCGCCAGCCAGATCGCCATCTGGCCGAACTTCTCGATCCAGTCCACGTTGTTCTTGAGCACGTCCACGAGTCCCCGGAGGTGCTGCACGAACGCCTGCAACTCTCCCTGGAACGCCTTGCCCACGTCCTGCTGCAATTCGTGGACCTCCCGCCCTAACTTCGCCAACTGCCCATCGACGCTTTGCGCAGCTTCGGCAGCGGACCCCTGGATCTTCACCGCCGCCTCCACAATGGCGTTGTACCGAATCTGCTTGATCTCCAGTTCGGAGAGCGTCTTCCCGTGGAGTGCCGCCTGCAACTGCGCCATCTCTTCCGCTTTGGCGAGGTCCGGAAAGAGGCTCATGGTGCGGAGGCCACGGGACTGGCCCGTTTCGATCGCCAGCATGAGCTTCTCGAACGCCTCTGCTGCGCCCAGCCCTTCGGTGTTGACGGCGGCGGCATCCTTTGCGATCCTCGCGAGTCCCCTCGCCTTCTCCAGACCAATGTCCGCGATGATGAGCTTCTGAACGCTTGCGGTCGCATCGTCGGACGTGAACCCAATCGCCTGGATGGCTTCGACTGCCTTCTGCGCTGCAGCAGCACCCTCGCCGTGCGCCTTAGCGAGTGCGCGCGTGATCGCCGCCCTGCGTTCGTCGTGTGCCGCCTCGCGCGCCGCTGTGATGGTCCACTCCTTGGCGAACTCGATGGCCTTCTTGATGGCGTCCGCGAGCAGGTTGCCAGCCGTGGCGCCCTTGACCATTGAGGCCGTCATGCCGTCAATGCCCTGCGAGGCAGCGCGCGCCGACTTCGTGGCGGCGGCTTCGATCCCCGACAGGTTCGCGTTGACGGATTTGATGGACTGGTTCGCCTTGTCCACCTCGACGGTGACGACCAGTTCGACCTGATTGCTATTTGCCATGAGCGTTGGTCCGCTCGCGCTCCAACTGGTCCCGTTCTTCGTCCAGGATCAGCATGGTGTAAAACTCGTCGGCCCGGAGATCTTCGAGGCCGATGTGGACACCGAGATTAAGCGCAGCGCGCAGTTCGAGAGCGCGGCGGATGAGCAATCCTGCCTCGGAGGTCTGCGCGGCGTCGAGTTTGTCCTGGGGGCAGTGGTCGCAACGACCACCTTCGGGCGCGTCCGGACACAAGCCGGGATCGCATAGCTCGTCACGCCGGAGCGCCCAATGGATGAGGTAGCGGAGGGAGGGCTTCTCCGGCCACTCCCCGGCTAAAAATTTGCGTCCCGATCCTCCTGGAAGGAGGCGTCGAGTGCATCGATGGCGGCTTTGACGGCCACGGCTTGATGGATGATCGGCACGTCTGCGGCGTACCCTTCGGTCGCCTCGATGAGCTTCTTCCAGAGGTCGGCCGCCGCACGTACGTTGATGGTCAACTCCTGCCGGTTGAACGGAAGATCCAGCACGCGCGCAAAGCCGCGACGGTACGTGTTCACGTCCTTCGCGGACGGCATCTTCAGCAGGTGCGTGACAGTACCGCCAAGCACGCGCAGGACGACCCGGAAGGCATCGCCCGTCAGCACCACATCGTCCACGTCGCAGGTGGACAACTGCTCGATGACCTTCTGCGCCTCGAACGCATCGAGGTCCGGTTCCTCCCCCGTGCGGATCTTGGCCAGCAGTGCGGCGTCGATCTCCTCGCCGTTGGGGATCATCGTTTCCGAGATCCCGCGCCCGAGGTTCTTGACGATGACCTTGCGGCGGCGCTGCCGTTCGGCCCACTCGTCGTCGGAGGGGAAACGAACCCGGACGGTCTTCACGCCGTCCGGGCCACGGAGATTGATAGCTACCGGCCTGGTAGCGTCGAAAACAGCAGTATTGGTTTCCATTGAAATCGTCCTTACTGGCAAATGCTGTCCACGCCGCACTTGCCGACCGCGGTGAGAATGCCGTTGGTAGAGTCGTACATCGGCAGGCAATCCACAGCGACGGTGAGGATCTGGTCGGTCTCCGCGATCTCGACCACGGAGTAGGTGATCTTCTGCCACGTCAACTGAAGCGAGTTGTTCACGTCGTACGCGAGCGTAACGACCGCCGTGCCGGAGGTCTGCGCTTTGAGCTTCGTGTACTCCGACGATCCGTTCTCGAAGCGGGCCGCAAACCGCAGATTGCCCTGCCGGTTGCCGAATTCCAGCCTGCCGCGGATCGCGCCCGAGGACCCGTCGCCCGCCGACTGGAAGCCGGAGCCGGGGAAGAAGCCCGCGTCCATCCGGATGTTGTTCTTCCAGCCGGTCTCCAGCGAGACGATGTTCTTGTTGGTGACGTAATCCACGCCGTTGATCGAGAGTGTGAGCGATGCGGACGGCAGGAGTTTCTCCGCTTGCGCGGCGGACATCGTGATGCCAGTCGCGGCGTCGATGACCTTGCCGGACCCGACCAACTCGACGGTGATCTTGCTGTTGGCGCGTCCAGGACCGGAACCGACGCTGACCTGAAACGACTCGACCGCCATGCCCACAGCCTGCCGATCTACCACCACGCCCGCGCCCGGACGGATCTGCTCGACGTACGACAGGTACGGCAGTTCGGCCGCATCGCCGTTGGCCGGGATGAGCGGAGTGCAGGTGTACGTGAAGTTCGGGGCCGTACCGGATTTCACCACCTTGCCCAACGCGAACGCGACGGCCCACGCGCCGATCTCCGCGCCGAGATACTTCTCCAGCGTGACGCCCACGTCCCATGCCGTCTTGTACGTTGCGGTCGGGAACTCGTGCCCCTTGCCGTACTCCTCAGCGTCGTTTTCGGTCGCGAGCTTCGGATTGATCAGCGAGGCGTTCAACTTCGTGAACCGCCACATATCGGCGGCAGCCTGCGCCGTGGCGATATCGGTCTGCTTCTTCTTTCCGAAGCAGATCAGTACTTCCTGGAGCCTAGTCGTGGACATCGGTCGTTACCTCCTCGTTGTTGGCCGGCGGGTCACACTGGCTCCAGCCAGCGACCAGAAGCGGAGTCAAAATGTCGGGCGTTGCTTCCACTTCCTTCGGCTCACCCTGCCCGAACGGAGGAGCAAGCCAGACCGTATTGCGTTCACTCATCGCCAATCTCCGTAAACGTAATGGGAACTTCGAAATAGTCCAGACCCTCCGCATCCGTCTGGCGTTGGATCAGTGGCAGATCCATCGGGTGGCACGACGGATGAATCTGGAGGTTGAGCAGCGGCTGGCCATCCCCGTTGACCGGAACGCCCTTGGTGACCGACCGAAAGATCCGGTAATAAGGAGTGAGCGGGTCACCATCGAACGTTTCGCGCGCCCGGACGTACAACGTGATCGAGTGCTTCCAAACGTCGAAGCCACCGAAGGAGCCAGGCGCGGTCCCCTGCCAGACCGCCATGATGGACGGCGCGGGCATGGTGTGGATCGCGTGCGCGAGGCTCGCACGCTTCGGGTACTGGTCGTGATACGCAAAGATCCGCTCTGGATCGCCGCCCATTTCATCGACTAATTCGGGAATGTCGCGCAAGGTGGCGACGAGATTGTCTACCAGAACGGAGGTGTCGATCATGACTGTTTACCGCCGAGGTTGCGCTCTAGGACGAGGCGCGGCGCGAGTTCCGCGAGCAACTTCTGCGCGGTCTGGTGGACCACTTCGCGGTTCTTGGGAGAGAAAACCGCCCAAGGTTCGATCTTGTTCGTGATCCACGCCTTGACGCGGTCCTTGCGGGTCGAGTTGCTGGCTTTGGCCTTGTTCTCGCTGACCGTCCGAACCATGAAGTTCCGGAGCATGTCGCCGGTCAACATCAAGTTGCGCCGGTTACCCTTGCCCATCTTGGTCTTGCGGATCGCGTAATACCGGGAGAGCGGTTTGGCCGCAGAATCGTTCGGTCCCTGCGCGGCCGCGAGGCGGTTCTTCACCGCCGCCAGGCCGACGTTCCCGATCTTGAACATCTGCGCCTGCTTGATATTGAGGCGGTCGAGGCGCACTTCCTTTTTCTGGTAAATCCGTACCGACGCCATAAGCCTTACGCCACCGCGCGCAGAGAGAGAGTCACGCCGCCCATCGCATCGGCCTTCGGTTCGAACACCGTGTACGCCTGCCCGTCGATGGTGACCACATCGCCGTGGTCCGGAGGCGTGGCGAAGTCGGCCATGTCGAGGAACAGGCGGGTGTACAAACCGCCCACGTGCTGCTCCTCCTCGGAATCCTTCATCGGGATTCCCTTCACGAAGAACGGCGCGGCGGCGCCTTGCTGATACGACACCGCCTTGCCGAACGACTTCACGACCGACTTATTGAGCGCGGCAAACGGATCGACCATCGCCCTACCCGAGGGTATGCACGCGATACAGCACCTTCACGTGCAGGAGGTTATCGTTGGCCGCGTTGCCGGTGATCTCCGCGGCGCCGGTGTTATGGAGAACGAGAGGCTGATTCTCCGCGACGGCGCGCGTAGCGATGGCATCCACTTTCGGCAATGCGCTCGTCACCATATCCGTAGCCTGATCAATGAAGCCGGTGCCGGTGACCGATTGCGAGACAGCCGCGCTCGCGCCGTCCTTGTACTTGACGGCGAGATTCTGCGGGCCGGTGAACGCGTTGGCACCGCCGTAGTTGAGTTGCAGGAGCGCGGAGACGAACTCCAGCGACTTCCCGGCGCCAGGCGCAGGCACGATCGCAATCGGCGTGGCCCGGAGCGCCTTCACCTGCGCAGAGGTGAGGACAGTTTCGATCGACCGCACCTCCGCAGACCCCTGGATTACGCCAGCAGCCATGAACTTGCCTTTAACCTTTTGCGCGCCCATGTTTCTCCTTCCGGATTTTGGGATTGGCGGGGGCCTCGACCTGTTGGACCTTCCGCAAATCGAACAACTGCCGCAATTGCCGCAGGTACACACGGCGCAGACCAGGGGCGTCCGGAGGAGGCGGCATCACCTCCCCCGGTTGCATCCGGACGCCGTTGAACACCGGCAGGCGCGCAGTCGCCAGGAACGTGGCCGAAGGGTCGAACTTCGGCAGTGCGCGGTAAGCCATCGGAGACTCCTTACGCGATGGCGCCGGAGAAGAAATACCCCAACTCCGGAGCGACGAGCTTGATGTCGAAGGCCATCTCGATCTCCACGATGTCGCTGGCGATGATCTCCCAGCGATACCGCTTCATCCGATTGCCCTCGTTACCCGCGCCGAGGTAGCCGGTCCACCCGAAGGTGTACGCAGCGGACGGCGTGAGCAGGCCAGGGTTGGGCGCCACGTTGCACAGCAGGGCGTTCTTGCCGCCGATGAAGGAGTGCGAAGCCGCCACACCCTCCGCAGCCGTGTTCTCGATGGACCCCATGACGAGGATGCGGTCGATTTCCAGAATCGCCGCCAGCGCTTCGCGCGTGATGCGGGCCGGCCCGCCGTTGGTCTGGCCGTACTTCACGCGGTCCACCAGATCCGGATGGTCCACGAGCTTCAGCCACACCGGTTCGCTGATCACCAGCGTGTTGGCCGGGTAGCCGGTAGCCTGCTTGATGGCGAGCTTACCGGCCCGGATATCCTCGATGGGGTTCGAGGCCGGATCGTTCCACTGAAGGAACTGCCCGGCAGCGGGGCCGGCGGCGACACCGGTCATGTCAGTGCCCCACTTGCCCAACGTGAACAAATTGCCGGCGAAAATTTTCTCGCGCCGGATGAGGGCCTGCTGCGTGAGGAACTCCGTGGCGTCCCGATCCATGTTGAGCACGGCGTCGGCGTTGCCGCGGAGCTGGTCCGGAATCGGCTTGGCCTCAGCCCACACGTCGCAGAAGTAGGTCGGCGTGTTGTCCAGCCGGTAACCCGTGCTCGCGGCAGGAGTGCCGGGAGCGCGCTTCTGCATCTGATCGCGGAAGAAGTCGCCCCGGTTGTAAACGTAGTACCGGTCGCTCTGCTTCGAGACCGGGATCACGGGGCAGACCGAGGCCGCGACAAACTGGTCCTGGTTCTGAAGGTACGCAATGCTGATCTGCGTCAGCGGCGTATTGACATGAACATCACCGGGAGTCGGCGTGTACATAGCTTTTCAGTTCTCCTTTCGTTGTTCGCGGGCAATAAAAAAGGCCCCGAAGCCTTGCGGCCCGGAGCCTTGGTTCGCGCCCGCTTTGTGTGCTGCTACCGCTGAAGGATCAGCAGCGCCGGGATGATGACGCCATCTCCGGACGCCGCTGCGAGAGCCTTCGCCAGGATCTTGCCCGCCGCCTGCGGCTTGGCCTTGCCATTCGCATCCGCTTCGAGCAACTGGCCGTTGACGACGGTGGCGCCCGCCATCACACGCACGACCTGCCCCGGCGTGGCGAACAGCGCGCACGGACGGCCCTGCGCGGCGGGCTTGTCGCCAATCACGCCGTCCGCAGCAACGCCCGCGCCGGTCACCGCGACTTGACCGTTCGCGTCGATCGTGCCGAAGAAGAACTGCTTCGCGGAGAGGTCGGTGCTGGCGGGAATCGAGATTGCCTGATTTCCAACTTCGTAAGCCATCGTTGGTTTCTCCTTTCCTTGACTGGCTCGCCGTACTAATTCGGCTTCACCGTGGCCGACTTCTCAGCGAGGTACTGCGTATAGAGATTGGGGTGGAGCTTCATCGCCTCCACATACGCCTGCGCGAAGGTGATGTGCTTGCTGGCCGCGATCTGCGTCGCAGCGGCGTTCAACTGCGCCTCCGCGCCGACCGGAGCAGCGTCCACGTGCGAGGTCGTCTGGGTGCTCTGGCCCCTGGCGGCCTTGCGCGCGAGCAGAGCCTCCCGCACCTGCGCGGGCGACATGCGCTTCGAGATGGCCTCCGCGACAAAGCCGGGCTCACCGGCCAGAGAACAGAGGGCGGCGATCTCCTCGTGCTCGCCGCGGACGCGCGCCTCGATAGCGGCGGCGTCCGGAGCGGGCGGTGCGGCCGGAGCAGCAGAGGGTTCCGGGGCGGGCGGCGCTTCGGCGGCGGGAGCCGGAGCCTCCGTGCCAGTTTTCGTCTCGACAGGCGCGGTCCCTTCGGGAGCCGGGGCGTCTGCCGGTTTCGTTTCGGGATTTTGAGCCATCGTTTCTTCTCCTTGTGCTTCTTCGACCTGCGCTTCGGCAGACGCCGTTGCGCGAGACTGCCTGAACGAGCGCGCGGCCTGTGTGACCGCCGCGAGCGCATCGTCAAAACTTCCGACCTGATCCGCGAGTCCCGCGGAGATTGCCTTCTCGCCCCAGAACAAGCCCGCATCCGTGTTGCGGATGAGCGCGGGCTTGAGACCCCGGTTGCGGGAGACGGTCGCCACGAACATGTCGTAGAGCCGGTCCACCTCCGCTTGCAGATTGGCGCGGGCGTCGTCCGACAACGGCTGGTGTGTCGAGAAGTCGTTCTTCCGCGCGCCGGCATAGACTGCCGTGTACTTGCGGCCCATCTTCTCGTCCCATCCGGACTGATCCATGTGAACTGCGATCACGCCGATACTGCCGACGCCGCCAGTCCTGGTGACGAACAGGCGTTGCGCGCTCGACGCGAGAGCGTATGCAGCGGAGAACGCCTCGTCGTTGGCGATGGCGTAACAGGGCTTCTGTTCGCGCATCGCGTACACCTCGTCCGCGAGATCGAACAGACCGCCGACCTCGCCGCCAGGCGAGTCCACGTCGAGCAGCACGCCACGGATGCCCGGATCGTCGCAGGCGTCCGCAAGGTGCGTGCGGATCTGCTCGTAAGACTGGAGGCCGGATTCGGCATCCATCCAGGACGCTTTCTTGACCAGCGTGCCGGAGATCGAGATGATCGCGATGCCGTCCGGAGTCACCGGGTAGGGTTTCCGGCCCGACGCCATAGAGAGGAGTTCGTCGTCCTCTTCCTCGTCGTCCGGAGCGGGGCGGGTGACGACGACGGGGAGTCCCTCGACCACGACGTGGTCGCGCAGTCCGATGCGCGGCCCGATCGCCTCCAGGATCACCATCAGCTTGTCGATTTGGATCAGCAAGGGCACGCCGAACACGCGCGCCGCGAGGTGCGGCAGGTAGTTCTTGCTCATTGGATCAACTCCATGCGCGACTCCTTGCCGCGCTTTTTCGCAGGCTGCTTACCAACTGGCCGCTTGGCAGGCGCGCCCTCTTCGCCGCCGTCGTCGGCCTCATTTCGCTTCGACGCCCCTGCGAGTGCGGCCGTCTTGCGCGGATCGGAGTCGAGCACCAAGCCCAACTCGTCGGCGCGCTCGTTGTCCTTGGCAATCTGCTGATCCACAGCCTCCTCGTCCTCGCCGGTTTCGTTGATGGCCATGCTGCGCGACTTCAGGCCCGCCCGGATCGCCAGCACTTCGGCCTTCACGTCCTTTTCCGGATCGACCCACGCCCACTTCGGCGTGTGCCACTGCACCGCGAGATAGTCCGCACGGTTGGCCTGGTAGTCTCGCGCATCCAACTGGCCCGCCAGCACCGCCGCTTCGATGAATGCCTGCCAGACGGGACGGCAGAACTGGAAGATAAACACGCCGTACTGGATCTGCTCGCACAACCTCCGGAACGAGAGGATGCCCGCGCGAATCGAGCTATAGCTCGTCTGCGAGAGGTCGCCGGTCAGCATGTCGTACGGCAGACCCAAGCCCGCGCCGATCCGCAGCAACGTCTGGCGCTCGAACGCCTCGTAGTTGCCGCCCACATCGGCGGGATCGGTGAATTTCACATCCTCGCCGGGTTCGAGGTCCATCATCGTCCCGGCCTCGAGTTGGGCGACCTGGACGCCTTTCTGCTCGTCGCCGGTGCTGCCGCCAGCGTCGGTCGCCTCGGGGCCGGTCTGCTCGTTGCCGAAGAACGGGTCCTCCGGATTCTGGCGGATGATGAACGCCATCATCATCGCGGCGAATTTTTTTCGGAGCAGTTCCGCGTCGTCGTACTGGTCCAACTCCCACAGCCGCACGAGAGCGCTGGCCAGCCACGGGATGCCGCGGAGTTGTCCTGGGCGCAGCGGACGGAACAGGTGCATCACCTCCGCGGCCGGAATCCGCAGCAGATCGAGGTAGTTCGGGAAGAACAACCGCTCGCCGGGATGCTCCTTGTAGAAGTAATAGGCCGTGCGCCGTCCGTGGGGATCGAACTCGATCGACGCGCGGACGACGTTCCCTTGCGGCGTGTCCGGAGTGGGGCGTGCAAGATAAAACGGCAACTGCTCCGCTTCCATCAACTGGAGTTGAAGCGGGACCGTCAAGCCGTCGCTCATGGCCCGGATGTGCTTCCGCACAAAGCACTCGCCGCCCTCCACCATCGACCGGAACGCGAGGGCTTCGAGGCCGTAGAAATCGGTGATGCCCGCCGCATCGCACTCGTTGGCGAACTGCGACCAGAGCTTCTGGATCGTTTCCTTCGTGGTCGCATCCGGATGGAGGGATTGCGGCTTGATGCCGTTGCCGACAGCGTTACAGACCCACTCTTCGATGGCCTTGCCCGCCCACCCGTCCTTGCGCGCGATATCGCGGGAGCGCGACACCAACTGGTCCGCGCTCTGATACCAGACGGAGTTGACGGCATCGCGGGTCGTGGACCACGTGCCGAGCCGCCGGCCGGTGGTCGCACCCTCGTACGGAAACGCGCTCGCACGCCGCGCGGGGACACCGCCAGGCGCACCGCTCCCGCCCCGCTTGAAGCGGGTCAAAAAACTGGAGAGTTTGAACACGGGTTAGAAGCCTTTGCTCGACATCAAACGGGTCTGGCGGCGGCGCATGCCAGCCTTAGAGCGGTTGGTGTTGACCATGTACTGCTGGGCCTTAATCTCCTCGTCGGTGCTGCGGAACTCGACCGCGCGCCCGTCCGGAGCGACGACGCGCTTCTCCGGCGAGGCAATCCGATCCATCGAGGCTTTGACCTGCTCGTCAGTGAACGTGTTCGCCATCGCTACATCCCAAATCGCCCGATCACTCGTCGGCCGCGGCGCGCGGGCGCCGCGACCGTGGCTGCTGGCGTCTGTACTTGCGGCGCGGGCCGTGGCGCATCCGACATCGGAACGCCCATCCGGCCCGCAACAACCTTCCAATGCTTCTCCTGGAAGCGATCCAGTCCGACGCGCGCCGCCGCCGCACGTGCGTACACACGGCAGTCCAGAGCCTCGTTGCGCTCGCGCATTTTTTGCCACTCCAGCTTGCGGTAGCCCTTGACGAGCTTCGCCACCAACTGCTCGGCGGTGATCTGCTTGAAGTACTCCTCGCTGTAGCGAGGGAAGTGGCAGTATCCAGGAGGGAACGGGATTCCCTGTTCGAGATCCTCGTCGGTCGGGCGTTCGAGGCGCAGCCAGCGATACAACTCCTCCTTGGCCATGCCGGAGTTGACCGGCCATACCTTCACGCCGCGCTTCAGCTTCACGCCGAGCGGCCCGACCTCAATTGGCGATGCGGACCCGATGATCGCCGGAGCGCGCGAGTCGCCTTTGATGACCAGCACCCGGTTACCCTGCCGCCGCGCCCACTCATACACCTCGTTCGTGGCGTACCCGGAGTCCACCGCCATCTGGATGATCGGCAACTCCAGGCCGGTCGTCGTCGTGAACGTCTCGTTGAGCAGGCCGGTCAACTTCTCCCACACCTGCGGGCGCGCGGTGTCACCTTCGAAGACCCGGTAATCGATGGACCAGGACTCCTTGCCCCGTCCCCACGCGACGATCTCGACCTCGATACGGTCCCGCTGAACGTCTGCTCCCGCCGTGACGAAGATGCCTCCGCGCGGCACCAGGCCGAACTTGTAATGCTCGCGGCGGTCGTAGAGCTTCTTCCAGTCCGGAGCCTCGCCCAGCAGCGTCCAAGTCTCGCCCAGCACGGTGTTCACGAAGACCTGAAGCAGCGACGAATTCTTCTGCGCCTGCTCGAACTGCTTGGCGGCATCGCCCCAGGCGAACCACCCAACCGGCGAGTACAGGCTCGAGAGGTGGAAGCCCGCCGTCTTGCCATCTCCCTTGGCGGTAGCTCGCCATTGACCGCGCGGCAGCATCCACTGCTTCTGGTGGTTGGCGATCTCCTGGCCGCAATGCTCGCAGACGTAAACCGCCTTCTGCGGTTCATTCTTCGGCCAACGCAACTGCGGGAACTTGAGGATCTGCGCCTCGCGGCAGGTCGGGCACGGCACGAAGAAGTACCGCTTGTCGGACTCCTCGAACGCCGCCTCGATCCGCGACATGCCGGTGATCTTCGGCGTCGAGACGAGGAACACCTTGCGGCGCGCGAACGTCCTGGTGCGCGCCAACGCCAGATTGATCGGATCGCCCTCGCCGTCCACGTCGCCGGGATACCCGTCCACCTCATCGAGGAACAGATACCGCGCGGCCATCGACCGGAGGCCGACCGCGGAGTTGGCGCCGGTCATCACCAGAACGCCGCCCGGAAACTCCTTCGAGAGAACCGTGTTGCCGGAGTCGCGCGAGCGCGGGTCGTGGACCAGCGCCCGGAGTACGTCCGACTCCTCGATCAGAGGATCGATCCTCTGCTTCGAGTTGCGCTTGGCCATCTCGACGGTCGGCTGGACCGCCATCATCGGGCCCGGCGCCTGGTGGATCACGTACCCGATCCAGTTGTTGCCGCACTCCGTCCCGCCGATCTGCGCGCCCTTCATGAACACCGTGCGCTCGATCAGGCTGGACGGCGAGAGGCAGTCCATGATCTCGCGCAGGTATGGCGTCCGATCCGTGCGCCACGGACCCGGTTCGGAAGACGCGCGTTGCGAGAGCGTCCGGTACTTGTCGGCCCACTGCGAGATGGTCAGCAGAGGGTCCGGACGCGCTCCGGCCGCAGCCGCCGCGCGCAGGATCGCCTCAGTTGATGAGGCCGTCTGCGTAATCATTCAGTCCCTTGCGGATCTCGCTGGTGAGGATCTCGTGGACGCGAGACATATCCATCGCGTCGGCCTTATCTGCCTGGACGCCCGCCGCGAGCAGGAGATCCTTCACCTCCGCTGCGATGGCGGCGCACACACGATCCGCGATGTTGAGCATCGCGTCCCGACGCTGCCGGTCGATGTTGAACTGTGCGATCTTCACCTCGTCCTTCGAGACGAGGCTCCCGACTTTCTCTTCGTACTCGATCTTGGCGAGACGCGCCTGGTAGTGCTCGCGGACGGCCCGCGCCTTGGTGTACTGCGCTGCGCCGAAGCCATCCTGGTCGTCCTCCGGTTGGCGGCGTGCGCCCATTACGGGACCACGCTTGTGCGTGTTGGCCTCCCACTCGCGGTCGGCTTGGTCGGAGTCGATGCGACCATCCGGCAGCACGGAGATGCGGCCGGAGGTAATCGCCTTTTGTACGGTAGAGAGCGACGTTCCGCGATGCCGCGCGTACGCCCTCTGGCTCAAGACAGCCATCGAAATTTCTTTGAACTTTCCGCTTTACTTCCCGCGCGACCGGAGTGATGAATCGTCATGCGCGGACAATAAGCCGCCAGAAAGGAAACGAGATACGAACATGACGAACGAAGCCAGCAACACCGAGACCACCGCCGCCGTTGCGGAGCAGAGCGCGCCCGCCCCCAAGAAGGCCGGTAAGAAGCAGGGGAAGCCTGCCAGCAAGAAGGCGTCCAAAACCGCGAGCAAGAAGCCCGCCGCCAAGAAGACCGGGAAGCCCATCAGCGAGAAGGGGTCCAAAGCCGTCAGCAAGCCCGCCGCCAAGACGACCACCAAGGCCACGGATAGCCAACCGCGCGAGGGCAGCAAGAAGGCCATCGTCCTGGACCTCCTGCGCCGCAAGGATGGCGCGACGATGGCAGAGATCGCTAAGGCGACCGACTGGCAGAACCACAGCATCCGGGGCTTCATCTCCGGCAACGTCACTAAGAAGATGGGCCTCAAGGTCGAGAGCACTAAGAACGAATCAGGCGAGCGCGTGTACCGCATCGTCAGCAAGTAGGCGGGACCACCCTGCCTCGCCGCCTGGAGACAGGCGGCTTTTTTACTTCAGGCGTGATTATTCCCTTGCCTTCTGGTTGGCCCGAAGTGATGAATCGTCATGCAAGGAGATAAGCAGATGGCCAGAGCCAGAAAACAGACCAAAGAGACGACGCCAGGATTTGCGATCAAGATCACCCCGCAGACGGACCTCGGTCTCGCGATGCTGATCGCGGAGACGGAGGAAGGCACATACGAGCCGGTCGCGGTAGTTTCCTCCGTATCGGAAGCCAAAGAGATCGCCGCCAGCGACTTTGCCCGCCGCCTGAAGGAAGTCGGGATGGGATGCGAGGACGTAGCCTGCCCCGCCCGGTACGCGATCTGGGCCCAGGGTCTTGGCGGCGAGTACAAGCCACTCCGCGAGTACACTATCGACGGCACCGAACCGCAGATCGAATGGTAGCGCGACCCGCGCGCCAGCCGCCCCGAGACGGGCGGCTTTTCTTTTTCCTGCCTACTGGCTCACCGGATGAGCCTCCCCCAAAATTCCAGCAGCCACGTCATCGAACACGCGCCCGGAACCATCGAGCCGCGCGACCTGCCCCGTAAACGCCTGCCAACGACGGATGATCACGTCGCAGTATTTCGGGTCCAACTCGACCAGGCGCGCCTGCCGGCCCATCTTCTCGCAGGCAATCATCGTCGTCCCACTCCCGCCGAACGGGTCGAGGATCGTGTCGCGCGACTTGCTGTTGTTCCGGAGCGCGCGCTCGACCAATTCCACCGGCTTCATTGTCGGGTGCTCGCGGTTGGCGGTGGGCCGCTTGATCTCCCACGTGTCGCTCTGGCCGCGATCCCCGCACCAATAGTGCGTCCCGCCCTCACGCCAGCCGTACATGATCGGCTCGTAGTTGTGGCGGTAGTCTCCCCACCCCAGAGTGAAGTGGTTTTTGACCCAGATGATGATGCCCGACCAGTGCCCGCCGGCCTCGATCCACGCCTGCCGGAGTGTATGCATCTCCGACGAGGACATACAGATGTACACTGCGCCCTTGCAGACGGCCAGGATATTCGTGGATGCGTCCTTCAGGAACTCATAGAACTTCGATCCGAGCGCGTCGTTCCGGATCTTGAGTTTGTCCCTGGTGCGGCCCTCGTAGTCGATGTTGTAGGGCGGGTCCGTGAAGCACATATCGGCCAGATCGCCGGCCAGCACCTTCTCCACATCTGCAAGGACGGTCGCATCGCCGCAAAGCAGACGATGCTCTCCCATGACCCACACATCGCCAGGGGCCGTGATCGCGCGCTCCTGCTCTTCCGGAACGGCGTCGTCGTCCGTGAGTCCGCTCTTCGCATCCTCCGGACCGGCCAGGATCTCCTCGATCTCCTCTTCCGTGAAGCCCACCACGTCGAGATCGAAGTCGTCTTCCTTCAACGATTCCAACTCGACGCGCAGCATCTCCTCGTCCCATCCGGCACTCAAGGCCAAGCGGTTATCCGCGAGAACCAGAGCGCGCCGCTGCGTTTCCGTGAGATGGTCGAGAACGATGACTGGCACCTCGGCCATCTTCAGTTTGCGCGCCGCCGCTAGGCGTGCGTGGCCGGCAATGATGATCCCGTCCGATCCGACCAGGATCGGATTCGTCCAACCGAACTCCGCGATGCTGGCCGCAACCTGCGCGACCTGTTCGTCGGTGTGCGTGCGCGCGTTACGCGCATACGGAATCAGTTTGTCGATCGGCCAGAACTGGACGAGGAGGTTGCGAAGCCGCTCTCCCAAGTTGGCGCTCGCATGGCCCAAGGCTTTCATCTCCGCAACCTCCATCCGATTAGGCCGTAGGCTTGGGCTGGGCCTGATTGACCACGTTGGCGATGCTGGTCGTGGCGGTGGTCATCGCCTGCACCATCTGCTGGAGGACAGCCAGGACCGGCGTGATGGTCGCGTCCACCTGTTTGGCGACCGCCGCTGCGACAGCCTGCGCGTCCACGCCGACTCCGGCCGCGCTCACATCCGTGGCGCGGTTGGCGGGCACGGCGCCAGCCGTCAGGTTGTCTGCGGTCCCCTGCTGCACCGGGTTCCACTGGTTGTCGATGGCGATATCGGCATGACGCACCGCCTGCTTCGCTACCATATTGCTCGTCTCCACGGCGTTCTGGAGCGCCTGGAGAGCGACATTCTGGATCTGGTCGAACTGCAACTGCGAACGACGGGAGGCGACCAGATCGAGATCCTGGTACGCATCGTACGTGCGCTTTGCGTTGGTTGCCGTCAGTTCGGAATGAGCCTTGAAGAACTCATCCGCCCCGGTTTCAAATTCACGTTCGCCCTGATTGGGCGTTGCGACTTCCGGCATCGGAAATCTCCTTTCGAGTTGTTGGTTTATGAAGCCTTACGCTTCCTCGGGCCGTAATGCGGATTTGGCCCATGGTGCTTGATGGCCCGCGAGTCCTGGGCCTTCGGATTGATAGCCTCCTCGACCGGGACGCCTCGCGCCGCCGCGACCGACTGGAACGTGGCGGTGCTCCCGTCTGCGTCCAGCAGCAACGGCGTTTCGCCGGTCAGATTCCAGATGCGCCGGAGGATCACATCGCAATAGGCTGGCGAGAGTTCACAGCCATAGCCTATGCGCCCGAGCAGAGATGCCGCCGCGACGGTGGTTCCGGAGCCCATAAACGGGTCGTACACCACGTCTCCCTCGTCACTGAACGCCAGCAGGAAGAACTCGACCAACGCGCGAGGGAAGGGAGCGGAGTGCGATCCCTGCGAGGACTCGGTCTTGACCTCGATCACATTTGACGGGCGCGCAACGCCCGCGTATCGGCCATCGGAGTCCGACCGCAGGCTGTTGCGCGACCGTTGCCAGGCAGACTGGTTTCTTCCGCCATCGGCTGCCGCTCCACGCGGACCAGTCCCAAGCAAACCGCTTCCAGACGTGGATTTAGGATTGTTCGGCGAGTAATCGAAGCAGTCCTCGCTCTCGTGTCCGACCCGCTTGGGCCGGAACTTGATTTGCTGTTGGCGCGAGAAGTGGAACACAGGCTCCCATGCGTTCTTGAAGCGGTTGTTCCAACCGCCGGGCACGCCATTGTCGGTCTTCCGCCAGCAGAACTCGTCAACAAAGCGCCAGGCCCACTGACGGCGATGCGCGATCACCAGATCCTTGACGTACAGACTGCGCTCGCCCTCGTCGGCGTGTTCCTTGATGTTCAGGAAATACGAGCCATCGTCCGCGAGGACCACCGCGATGTTCGCGGCCACGTTCTTGTACCAGGCCACGTACTCGTCCGGATGAATTGGCTTGAACCCGCTCGATGTGTCGTACTCCCGCTGCGTGGCGTACGGCGGAGAGGTGATACACACGTTGACCGGCGCGTCCCCCAGGAGTTTCAGCACCACAGCAAGGTCGCGGCAATCGCCGCAGATCAGGTGGTGCGGACCAATGGTCCACAGGTCGCCAGGCCGGGTTACCGGATTGACGGGTTCCTCGGGGACGTCCTCCTCGTCGTCCGGAGCCTCCTGCGGTTCGTCGCTAGCCAGGAGATCTTCCAACTCGTCATCGGAGAAACCGACGAGCGCAAGGTCCACGCCGTCCGCTTCGAGGTCCCGCAGTTCCACGGCAAGGACCTTCTCATCCCATCCTGCGTTGAGCGCGAGTTTGTTGTCGGCCAGGATGTACGCGCGCCGTTGAGTCTCGCTGAGGTGATCCAGCACCACGACAGGCACCTCAGCGAGATTCAGTTTGCGGGCAGCCAGGAGACGGCCGTGGCCGGCGATGATCCCGGCGTTGCTGTCCACCAGGATCGGAGCATTGAAGCCGAACTCCGCGATGGAGGCCGCAATCTGCGCCACCTGCTCCGGCGAGTGCGTGCGCGCGTTTTTCGCATACGGCACCAACCGTTCGGTGGACCAGATTTCAATCCGCCGCGCCATCGCGGTCGCTGTCGAAGTGCTCATGCGAGGTCGTTTCGAATCGAGGGCGGCTGGTTCAGATGCTCACAGACGATGCGGAAAAGAGTTGAAGTCCTGCCGGGCAGAGCGCACAATCAACTCACGATGGCAAGAGTCAACCATATCTCCGTCGAGATCGACGCGAAGTTCGGCAGCGCCTTTCAGGAGGAAGTGGCGGTGCGGATGCTGAATAAATACATCTACGCGTGGAGGGCGTTCTTTCTGGAAAAGCACTCTAATAACGCCATAGAGTTCCGTATCACGAACGCCGAGCAGATCACACCGCAACGACGACCACGGCCTCGGAAGTGCCAACCTGCCATGCCATAGACGTCTTTCTCGCGTGCGCTGGCTGCGACGCTTCGGCCCGGTGGCGCACGCTTGGCCCCCAACGCGCCGGAACGCGGCGGGTGGAGGAGTTGGACCAGAAGACCGGCGGCGGCGCAACGGGGCGCTCGGGGCGCGAACGCCGCTACGACCTCCGACCGCCTCAAAACTGTTCTGACGGTAGCTAAATGGTGCAATCGCGGAACGCGCCGCCGTTTCTCGCCCGGTAGTACCTATTTGGATCGGAACGTGCAAGCGACAATTCGATTGCCATTTTGGTGGGCGGCACATACAACAACGCCGCCGACCCGTTGCCAGATCGACGGCGTTGAATCGCGCAAAACAGTGGTACTGGTTCAGTCCTTGGCTCGCACGCTAATGTGGTGCTCGCATTTGCTGTGGCTGAAGGCTGCTACATGGCAGGCACGGTGCAATCGAGCAGCACGCGCAGGAAAATGGGCCGCACGCAGTCGGGCGCGAGATGATACTCGATGCTCTCGTCGCCGCGATTGATGTGCCCGGTCAGTGGCCTCAACGCCCAAGGACGATGGCCGTCATCGAGGTAGTGCTTGAACGAATACCCCGTGCCCATGTAATCGCGCAGGACCGTTGCCTCGGGTTCGCCGGGCCGCTTATACATGATGGCCCGCACGATCCCGCCAGTCCTTTTACGGACGACCTTGGCGAGGCCGTCGCGTTCGAGTTTCAGCACCCTGCGCTCCGGGACGAGTCCCCGGTATGCAAGATCGTACGAGTAAAGCGGAACCGCCATGATCGTCTCCTGGACGCTCAT